TTATCTGTTTATTAAATAATCCTGCAAATCATTTCGAATCGACGTCATATTCTCCACACCGTTTCCTGTGATTTCGTGATTGATGATCACCAATAGAGATTGAAGAATCATTTTATTTGACATCTCAATTTCTTTTAATCGCTTATTGTCATTATCGAGAAACTCGGTATGCTTATCTACTTTTGTTTTCAAATCATCACTAGGTTTTTTGATTTCTTTCACAATCTTTATCACACCCCAAACAGCTACGATCAGAGAGCATATACCCATGATTTGATAAGAAGTGATTTCAAACTCTATCATATCAACATCCTTCTCTTACTTGCTTTTTACATTAGGTGCTGGAGCATCATAGTCAAGTGCTCTGGCACTATCTGAAACTCCATTAGTTGTTGGGTCTACGACAATACCGAGGATTGACAATACGGCGAATAATGCGTTGACGACCGCTAATAATTTATTACCGAGATCCCCAAGATCGAGCTTATACCCAAACACTGCGGCCACCACCTGAGCCAATAGTAGCGTGGCTGGGATAATAGATACCCAAAAAGATTTATTTTGAAATCTGGTTTTCCAGTTAATCATTAGTTTTCCTCCTTCTTTTCATCGTCCAATTTAATCATGAATAATATGTTGTTGAAATCTGCAATAGATATTCTAATACCATCAAGTTCCTCAAAGTCAATCATCTTTATATCGACTTCTTCTTCAATGTTCAATACTTCACTGAAGTCATTAATAAACTTCTCTTCAGAGTCTTTGTCTTTCCATTTATCATTCTCATCCATGTATTTTTGGAGCAGTTCTTTTCGTCGCTCATCGATAAACTCCAGAGTACCGTTCAACGCTAAACAATTTTTCTTTAACGTGTACATGGTCTTGATTGGCAAATCAATAGAACATAATTTGTTTAAGACGCCAGACGAAGCATATATAACACCATTTTTTAATTTCATTCGTTACCTCCCATGAGTGCAACACTATCCATGATAGCCTGCTGTTCTTCATAAGCCTGCTTTATAAATTCGTTTTCCAATTTCTGCATTTCATCCAGATTCTCTCTATATAATGGTTTGTTCTCGTCTGAACCAAAATACTCAGAAATAGCAATGTTTTCTGGATTGCGGCTGTCAATGGTTACATCCTGACAGCGCGTAAGTTTACCGTCAGCATAGATACGATTTTGTAAAGTAATGCTTTTTGTTTTTTCATTTGTCACAATAGACATGTTCTTACCTCCAATTCGCCTTTTATATAAGCGTTTAATTTTGCTTTTAATTCTTCGTTTTCTTGCTTTAATTTTGATATTTCTTCATCATACTTATCCATGCGTTTTATAGTCTTTTGAATCATGTGCATGTTTAGGGATGTCAGTTGCTCATACGCCAATCCGTATGTATCATCTTCAGGATGATAATTATATACGCCAAATTCCTGCTCAGAAATACCATATTTATCCATTGAATCTTTAACCCATTGAGCTATAAGGCCACAGTCTGTTTGACCGATATATTGCTTTAGCTCATATAACACTGGTTTCAAGTCCATATACATTTTTTCATAACGATCATCGTATCCATGTATATTAGTTTTTAATCTTATATCAGAGGCCGTATCGCAAGCTTTAGTTGCATACATGCGATACCATCTAGCGCCAGACGATCCTAATGCCATACCGTCATATCCCGGCGCAAATCTTCCATGTGTCCAATAACCAGAAGCCTTAGCATCTAGAAAAACACCATTCGCTGCATTGGTTTCATTACGCCAATGAAAATCGGTACCTCCATTATGACCAAACCAGCCTTTGCGAGAACCTCCTGCGACAGCGCTATAGAATCCTATATATCCAGATGTCGAATATTGCGATGATATCCACGTAGTATAACTGTGATTATGGCTTATAGGCGCTTCATCCGCGTATTTCAATCGCCTATTGTAGCTGCTTCCTCCGTATATATCACCTGCAACATATACAGGCTTATTAAAGTAATGTCTAGGAGCATCTGTTATGTAGTGACAAAAACCATCGTTTGAGGAACCTATTTGTGTAGCAAGCCCCAATCTCACACTTCTCAAGTACCCACCATTAGATTCAACGTTTCCACTCGCAAGCACATAACCAGAGGCAATAATATTACCACCCGAGTTTATCGTAACGGTGTTAGAATATTGAGAAGAACCAAAATACAAGGTACCTTCTACCACACCATCTCCCATTTTGATTTGTCTTGCTCTTAGAAATCCATCTGGAAATAATTCAAAACTATTTTCACTAGATGTGTTCACCTTTAAAAGTGGTAACGTCCATGAACTAACAAAATCCCGTTCAATATTTCCGACATCTTTATGAACAGAATTAGGGCTGATATTGAAATAGTATTTTTCAGTTATCTGACCGCTCATTCCTTTATAGGTTGATTGTCCTTCGTACATTAATCCGTCATTAAGCGTAAACTTTCCTATTTTACCGCTTGCCGCATTTATAGCAGCTGTAATACTTAGATTACCATTAGCGTCAGCGGTGAAAACTTTAGTACCAGCGTTATTACTGATATCAAATCCACCGTTTTTGATATGTAGCCCAGCTGCGTCCATAATGAATTTAGTTGTAGTTAACGCTGTTCCACCGCTTATTCCGGAAGATATGGTGGTAATAAGCGAAGTTGCTGTAACCTTTTGTTCGAGCACGTTAGTTTTAGACAATGCGCTACTTGCGTTGGTTTCCGCATTTGATATCCTCACATTGTATCCGTCAACAGTAGCACTAACCTCATTTGCTTTAGTCAGAGCGTTACCTGCTGTACTAGTCGCTGAGGTGATACGAGCATCAAAGCCGTTTACCGTCTGCGTGAGGCTGCTGTAATTGGTCTGCAAGGTTGACACATCGCCCTTAGCTTGCGACACGTCGGTAATTAGTGATGAGATTTTGCCTTGCTCCACGGATAACACCGTACTTAACGTGCTTATATCACCGGTTATAGTGTTATACACCACAGATAGAGATTGGTTAGCCCCATCCACCAAAATATGACTGGAGTTAATTACCTCTGTACCATTGTTAATCTCTTTAACTAGCGAGGTGATGTTTATTTTGTTTCCCGCAATATTGGCGTTATCAGACACCATGCTATCAACGATAATTGGTCGCTGTATACCAGATGCTGTAACACCAGTCGCGTCAAACATCAGATTACCAGCAGTATCCCAGACATACATGTTGTAGTCTCCGGATGCATCTTTACCAATTTGCACACGAATACGTTTAGAATCGCTAATTTGTATCGTATTATCCATCCATTTTGATTTACCATCATTAGAATGAACTGTAAGTTTAGTTGTGTTAATGTCGATACCCGTAATTTTATCAAAGGCTAAACTTTCAACCATGGCGCTCTTGATAAGAGCATTTTCTATTGTTGTATTGCGGGCGTTCAAAACGATCGTGTCCGTGCTTCCTGCTGTTATGTTACCACTTAATAATGTGTTGACTTTTAATATACCAGCTTCTAGAAATTCGACCTTACCGTTGATAGCTGTAAAGTCTCCGATTTTAGCGTAAAGCAAATCTGCTGACTCAACGTCAAGCTTCTTCGTCTTTAAATCTGTAATTTCAGCTTCGCTTGCTGTTAATTTCTCAGTTACCAAATCCTTAAAATCACCGTAAGTTGATTCCAGATTGTTAACCTTTATATTAGTAGCATCCAAATTTGCAATCGTAGCGTAGGTTATAGTTGCTATTTCAGCATCTAATTTCTTTGTTCTAAGGTTGTTGATGTCACCTTCAACTGCTGTTAGTTTACCATTCACGGCAAGATAGTCAGTTTCCAGTTTCCCTATGGTTGCGTCATTCGCGGTCAACTTATCTTTAATCAACGCATTATCAGCTACAACGGAATTAATTCTTGCCTTCTCAGCCTCAAACTCCGTTGTACTTACTTTCCCGGCGATGATAATTTCAAATTCACTAATTTTGCTACCTACTTCTTTTACATCATTATCCTGTGCTGCCGGTGAAGATATATTGCCAGTAATTACCGCTGTATGATTCTTGATCATAACGGTTACTCGTTCACCATTTTTGACAACGGTAGTAGATGACGCAGGAGTCAATAATTCGGAACCGTCAAGTTTTACAAAAATATTAGAGCCTTGCTTTACCACGGTTCCATATACGGTTGTTTCTTTTTTAGTTGTATCATTATCTGCTGTAGTTTTTACAAACTGCGATATTAAATCATTAGATAGTTTCATAGCGCATCACCCCATAACTTCGTAGTAAAGACTGCTGTTTCGTCCACCGTACAACCAGGTTCGCATGGTATCGATTGACTAATTACCTTAGCCTTTATATCTGTAATACCGGCTCGTTTGTAATTCAGACGAACGCAATCACCTACTCTGACGGGGCAATATCCGTGGGAATACGACACTTTGTATTCAACAGAAGATAATTCTCTAAGAAGTCTTTCAGCATACTCCTGTATTTGATTCTTTGTTGGGTCGCCAATTAAATCTGGATCTGTAACTCTATGCACGATTTCCCTGCCTCGGCTGATAGTGGAGAGAGGACTGTTAGGGTCATCGTTGACCACTCTTGATTGATAATTGTCTCGTCCTTTGGAATAGACTACTTCTACAACATTTGGTATCCCATATATATCATGATCCATGTCGATATCCGGAAGCAGGATGGAACTGTTATCATCATTATATGTCCATACCGGTTGTAGGGACGCCATGTCTTGTTTAGGTGAAAACAGTATCCTACCCATCTCATCAAGCATTAATACGTACTTTGCGTTAGCAATCAAATCCTGTACGAATGTCAGCCAAGTATCGTTGACATCAGCCACAAAATCACTGTAAAGCTTCTCTTCTGATTTAGCAGTTACTACAGGAGCTCTTACCTTGTCCCGAACTATTTTATAAGCAGTATCCATGATATTCTCTTCTTTTAGTATTGAATATCCAAGAGGAGGTGGACTTTCTTTCAATTCAAGCAATGGCGTATAAGCGTCCATACTTACATTCCTCACTTTACCATTAAAGCTGGAGGAAGGTGTTTGCACTAAATATGTACCTAGTGGAAACTTCTCCCGAACTCCATTTTGAATCGTTATCATGTAAACTCTGATATATGCCTCGCCAACAGATTCCGTAATATCAATTGTAGCGGACCCTAATGTATCGGAGTCTGAATCACGATTTACAGTACATGCTTTGACATTATCGAGCTTCTTCATATCTCTCCAAGTACCGGGGTCAACTATGTAATACTCAAAAGTCTGCTCCATAGAGGTTAACCAATTCGGCATATCAAGCACCACCTTCTACTCTCGTAACATCAAGCGTAATGGGTATGGTCAATCCAGTATGCTTTTGATTGTAACTTACCTTGACATTAGCCCAATATCCACTTCCGGATGGCTCTCGCACGTACACATCACCCATCCATACAGATAGACGTCTGACTGCGTATAAAGTATTTACATCTGTGCTTGGTATATCGGTATTCCAAGTAGAAGTTGAGCCGATTTGTGTACCATAGTAACTAACCGGATGTTTTCGTCCAATATATTCAATTAAAGAAACATCTTGATTATTATTGTCGGATACGTCGATGTTATATGGTAATCGTAATAACGATCCAGCCCATGGTGGAGTTTCCATTACCGCTTCGCTTGTCGTATCAAAGTTACTCCATTCTTCATCCCACTGTATAATTGCTGCTTTCTCATTTATTGGATACCCGGGCACGTCATAAAAAGCAATCGCCCCAGTAGCCTCAGTGACCGCTACAATTCGATATCTTGCATAATCAAGAGATGGGTGTGGGTCTGTGATAACGGTATTGGTTAAGTTATTGATATTTTTTGTTAGCTCTGTAAAAGAACCGTCAAACTCTCTCCTATATACAGATAACAGTATACCTTCAATCAGTAAACCTTCTTCATCAATACAATACGGTCGGATATAGCTTGCATAAATACTATCGTCATAAGAAATCTCGGCATCCGGCTCATAGCCTACCTCAGTCCAGGAAACCATAAACTCAAGTTCAGCCTGCGCTGTCAAACCAGAATTCATAGATACGACACAACTCACTTTATAAGATACGTTATTTTCGAGGTCGATATCACTTGCGGATAATGTAACATTCAATGGGTCATTTGTATCAAAGTAAGAGGAATATACCTCATCACCTACATTTACTATCATTTTGTTACCAATATAATCCGTCGTCTGGTAGGTTGAGTTTGACAATATAGTAAGATGATATCCTATTGGAGCTTGTGTTCTTGGTCCAGCTAAACCTGATACTACAAAAGGAAAAGACTCAAGTGTCTGAATTTGAGTTCCACCTAAGTCAGTTAATGTCAGTTCTAACGTTGGGGGAGCATAAATATCAATCGTGCGTTGAATCGACCAGTCACCGTATTCTTTGGTAACTCCGGCTGTTCGTACTCTCCATTGTATTTTGGTACCTTCTAAATATACAGATGTGTTTATAGAATATACTTTCGTTTTATCCTTTTCATCTTCATCTGTAGTACCTTTGATAGTGTGGGTTTCCTTTACTCCATCAATATATAATTCCAGTTCAGCAAATGTCATACTCGAATTATCTTCAGAATTGTGAACCCAATATAGATTTAATGATTCTCCGGTAATAGCAGTTGTGGTTGACGACCATGTTGTTGGAGCAGCTGGTTTCTTTCCGATGATAACCGACTTAATTCCAGACCATCCGGAATGTCCTTGCTCATTAACTGCACGTACTCGGAAGAAATACTCCTTACCGGATTCTAAACCGGTTTTCTCATATTTCGCATACTCGATTCCAGATACGGTGCTTGTTTGATCAGAACCATCGAAATAACGTTTATCAGTTGCATATTCTATATCATAGCTTGTTGCGCTAGATACAGAAGACCATTCCAGATATATTGAAGTAGACGATGTTGCTTTACATACTGTTATTCCTGAAGGAACTGTTGGGATGGTTTTAACAACGCTTGAGTAGTCAGACCAGCCACCATAATTCTTGGAGTTACCATATAAGTTAATTGAACGACATCTTACTCTATATTCGCCGCCTGCCGAAACCGTCAAAGCATATGTAGCACGTCTTGTCACCACAGTTACAACACTTGTATTGATCAATTTAGTACCGTTGTAGATTTCGAACTGTATCTGATCAGTTCTTGCATCTGAAATGTTGTCTAGAGTAGCAGTAAGTTTGTATTTATCCACACTAACTGATGGTGTCGATGGAGTTTCCGGAGGGTCAACGTCGATGGAATATGTTTTCGAAACTGATGTTCCACTCCAGTAAGAAGTATCTTTGCCATTAACTTTATGCTTCTTAGATACCGGCTTAACTGTTGCTTTAATCTTGATAGAACCTTCTGGAGCATTGTAGGTAGCGTTCTTGACTTTAACATCAGACGAACCTCCATCGAACCACACACCATCGCCAGTGTCATACGCCCATTTGACTTCGTAATGATCCAGAGTTTTAACAGTAGTTGTAGATGAGGACGAACCGCCGCTGCCTCCAATCAGATTTCCGATATGAATTGGACTCATAATGTGATTAGTACCGCTTTGATTCTTGTCAATAACGGCACGCTTTCCTATTACTTCCAACACGTACCATTTTTGGCTCATTACCCAGGAGGGTATCGCAACGCCGTTATAATAGGTGGCTCCTGATTTGATAGAAACGAGATCACCTTTTTTTATGGCTCCCGAACTAACGGTGGTGTTTTTTGTATTTTCATTGAACACCCAAGTAGCAAAATGAGTGTTGCTGGTGCCACTTTGCTTCTTGATTGTTAAGCTTGATACTTTTGCCATTTTGATTTTCTCCTTTCTAAAATTAGTATCGTTTGCTATAATTTGAATATATAAAGAGAGGTAATTTGTTATGAGTAAAATAATTTCGGAAGTACTGGAAAGATTTAGAATCATTCAGTTGTTGTGGATTACTTTCTTAATAACAGCTATATTCACCTTTTTAGATGTTGAAATATTGGATAAAATAGGGGTTCTGCAATTTAAAAAAGATTGGCATATGTGGATTGGTATTTTGTTAATCGTAAGTATTGTTGGTTTAGTAGTAATCTATATAGAGAGACTATATTCGTTTATTTATGAAAAAGTAATATCCCAAAAGAAACTATATAGAAATATAAAGACACTAAATACGGATGAATATTTCTTTTTAATTAATTATTTTTATAACGATACGGAAACATGTTTTATTAAAGAATCTCGTATCCCAATAAGTAATGGAATGCCCGCTGCACTTCTATCGAAAAACATACTACTGCCTGCATTATTAAATACAATTTACGACGATCATATCGGAATATGTGCTGTTTATCATTTATGTGATGAAGCTTACAAATTTTTAAATGATAGTTTATTAAACGGCTACATAATCATATTCGGCGATAAATGTCGATGGTTCAAATTACCACACTAAAAAAGAATAAACCCTTTATTTGCTACTAGACTCACTAAATCTTGTGTATAGTCCTTATTTAGTTTTAATTTTTGTTGTAACGATTCCAAATATTTCTTCGACCTAAATGGAATTATCCTAGCTTCATACTTTGTAATTTTATATTCTAATTCCAGACTCTCATTGATACTATTGTTATATAGCGCTCTAAGATTATTGTACAGATAACCACTATCCCGCATCCTTTTTATTTCCCGAAGTTTTGCGTTGTTTCTCCATGTATCATAACTATAAACCCACAACTGCCATAATTCTTTTCTTTTTTTGGATTTCACCTTTATAAGATGTATAATTTGTGCAATTCCTTTTTCTTTATTCAAATTCGCTTTTCTCCTTTCTATTTTTTTATCGTTAAAAGATAAACTAGGGCTGTAAAGAAGAATATTCACTAGCTATCTTATTAAAATGATCTATCATTTTTTCCTTGTGTGCTTCTACTAATAGAATAAAACTATCACGATCGAAACCACCAAACATTGGATCAATGCAATCGTTATACGTACGATTTATTAACTCGTTGCATTCATTGCGAAATGTTTCGTTAAAGTAAATAGACGAAGAAGCTAAATAATTATTATCATTCATGGTTATTTTTTATCCTTTCAATTTCAATGTTGGTTCATTCGCACTTAATATCTTAAATCAGATAGCGGTATCCGTAGTATCCTCAAAATTAATCGGCTTGTAATCCCTAATTATCTTTAGTGTTGTCTCTACTTGAAATTCGGTAATGTTTTTTATCTCTTCTCCAAGAAGACGTAATAATCTTTCATCTCCGTTCGTTTCTCTAGCTGCAACCATTAATATATGATGCACCAATACTGGTATATCACTGTGTATATCCGGATAGTCATAGTGTTCTTTAGACATTAGAATTGTTCCTTTCTATCTGTTTGGAATTATGTAACTTTTACTAAATCTTGTTGAATTTTGTTGCATTTTGGCGAAAATAAAATATTCTTGTTGACAATTATTCACATAGTGTCTATTATATTGGCATATCCGTAAGAAAGTGAGGTGTAGAAAATGAAATTTAATCAAAGTAAGCATATTAACACTCATGATGTAATAAGTAATAAGATGTTAAAGTCTATGGAACAAGTTTTGAAAAGTCTTCAGGAGTCTGCTCCAGAAATCATGAAAACCGATTTAATTAAAAAGAACATGATTAACACATTGTTACTTTTACATGAGCATGCATGCATTCTCAAACAAGATACATTATAATCCCCCAATCTAAACAAAAGAAAGAAGCCCGTCAATTATGATAGGCTTCTTGATTAAACTTCCTATTGGATTTCTGATATTTTTTTTGCGATTCTGGCAGTCACCTTAGTGTAATATAAGGCATCTTCTTTTGAAAGCTTGCTAGTGTCGACATCATTGATTTTTTCCATAGCATCCGTATATTTCTCCATATACTCAGTGTACTCATTTATCATTTCCAACGAATTTCCTGATTCAGAATATTTCTTCATGAAATCGACATAATCGTCTACTAGTTTTTCATAACTATCCATGGCTTTTTTGAATTTACTACTGTCACTTTCACTTGGGGTCTTTTTGGAATCATCAACAGGCTTTTCTTTCGCTTCATTTTTTTCAGGTTTTTTATCCTCAGCCCCACGAAACGCTACTCTCATGATTTTAAACCCCTCATATGACACATCAATGGAATCTCCTTTTTTATTTTTAGCTCGGTAAAATTTTTCGGAATTGTTATAATCCACATTAAAACCGACGTTTCTACACTCTTCACCATAGGCTTTAAAACCGTCATAGTTTGTATCTCCAACAAACGCGATAAAGAAATTTGACGAATCATCAGTGATGGTCCCTTTGTCAGATTTTGGCGTAGGCAATAAGGTGGCTGTTCCAGACTTAGGCCAATTCAATGTTCCAATTTTTATTGGGGCTTTGAGATCTATCCAATAGTCTTTAGTACCTTCGAAATATGTAATTTCGAGTTTATAACCCTCTTTATTAAATGCTGTATACTTATCAGACAACTCATCATTTTCATTAGTGAATCCTTTTTTTTCACATTCACCTTTGTATTTTTCATAATCTGACTTTGTAATATCTTTGATGTAGACCAATAAGCTGTCATCACTATCGATGCCTATTTCGCTAGTCTTGGCGTCTGGTTTAGGAAGAACCTTGCTTATTCCATCATCAGGCCATTCGAGTTCGGCTTGTTCTACTTTTTTTGTTTCTTCTTTCTTGTCAGAATTATTTTCAACACATCCCGATACCCCAACACACATAACAGTACATAACAACAAAACTAGTAATCTTTTCATGATATTCCCTCCAATATTTTCAATAAAGAAATTATATCACATAATATGGTAAAATTTTGATTGGCTTTAATAATTTTAGTGCTATTATATAGCTGCTAAATTAAAGAAGGGTGGTGGGATAATGTCTTCAAAAATTATTGCATATGATTTATGTGGTGACACAAAAGATTATAATGAGCTTTATGAATATTTAATGTCATTTAAATCTCATGTTCATATTAATGAATCTGTATGGATGGTAACAACGAACAAGAACCACGGAATGATATACGATGAATTGACAATGCTGTTGGATTCTAATGATAGAGTTTTTGTAGCGGAACTAACAGGTAATGCTTCATGGAATAATGCTATATGTACTGATGATGCTTTAGAGAGCACTCTAGATGGAATCAGATAAGACTTCATTTTGAAGTCTTTTTAAATACTCTAACGCTTCTTCGACACTATAAAAATAGTCTATACTGCCCCCCGAATTTTTTTCAGTAGACGTGGTTCTACAAACCCTAATCTCAATATCATTTTTCATAATATATTTTCCTTTCTATTAATTCTATAGTTTTACTACTTATTTTCGTCTTTCAATTTTAGCTGCACGCACAAGAGATTTTACAGCACTGGCGACATTACTCCCGTCATCATAAGTAACGCCATTAATATTGTAAGAATCCCCAGACGATAAACTATTAACCGTTCTCTTTAAATCTTTTATCGCTGAAATAATATCATCATTAGCTCCATTTTGACTTGCGTTCATCATCATGCTAATTGATTGAGCCCTTGATACGGTTGCACTAAAATCTCTTGATGAGTTAAACATGCGATTGATTGAACCGACTCCAGATGACACCTCAGATAAGTCCAACACTGGTCGTATTGTAGGTTGGTTATCCATATCCGAGTTAATTATCTGAGAAATTTTACGGATAGCGTTGCTTAATCCCGCTCTTGCCGAACCGGCCATTTCTGAACTTGCAGAATAAGCTTTGCGAGAATAATCACCAATTGCATTAACAAATGCGACACCGAAGTAATCACCAATCTCATAACCTACTTTTGATGGTGAGTGTTCATCCAGTTCTCTTCTTGCGGCTCTTGCGGCGGCAGATGCCATCTCACCGGCAACGGCTGCTGCTCGATAGGTGTTAGCACTAATGCCGTTAGCAAATCCACTTACCAGATATGATCCTGCATTGTAGAAATCCGTATTATAACTTTTGATTGATGTAATGACATTTTTCACCCCGTCAACGAATGCTGAATTAATATCTTTTGCTTTACTTTTTATACCAGATACAAATTCTGTAATGCATTTTGTTCCAGTACTTTTAAAACTCGGAATTTTATTGTCTACACTTTTAACGAACAATGCAACTAAATTTTCGGCAGTACTCGTTAGCGATGCTTTTTTACTATTAATACCGCTAACTATCGCGTCAACCATATTGTTTCCAACATTGGTAAACTTAGCTGATATGTCGTTAAACGACTTTATAAAGTCGTTTATTTGGATAGAGCTTAAAGAATTGATTGCCTTTTTAAACGGCTCTACACCACTGACATTAATACCGGCGGTGTTATTTATTAAAGTAACTAATGCCTGAGCACCTTTTGTAGATTCAGTAATAGAGTCTGCTTTAATACCATTGACAGCTTCCGAATACGATTTCATCGCCGCTCCAACTGGGGATAATTGAGTTACAATAATGGCTAATCCGGCGGCATTCGTAAACATTCCTAATGAACCGCTAATTCCAGAGAAGCTCTGAATAACTTTAACTAGTTCTTGGGCACCTTTGGCCGAATCGGTTATAGCTTGCGCGTTTACTCCCTCGACATTTACGGAATAGTTTTTTAGACTTTCTCCAAATGAAGGTAATAGCTTTCCAAAAGAGTCTAAAGTTTGTTGTCCATTAAATAATGAAAACAGCGAATCGGTGCTTGGTGGTAAATTCATAGCCAACTCGCCTAATACTTTTGCCGCAGTAGCGGATGCGGTAACTGATTTATCGTCTATTCCCGAAACGGCATTCGCGTACGCGCTCATTTGTTCACCAAATTTAGGAAGTTGATCCCCAAAGGCAGTTAAACTTTTTTCATCCATTAAGGTTTTTATAATCTCACCCGGACTCGGCGGAAGATTGTTGACAAGTTCCGATAATGTTTTAGCAGCATTCGCAGAAGCTACAACTGCTTCCGGTTTTATAGCCTTTACTTGTTCGGCATACGCGCTCATTTGTTCGCCAAATTTAGGAAGTTGATTTCCAAAGGCAGTTAAACTTTTTTCACCCATTAAGGTTTTTATAATCTCACTAGAACTAGGAGGTAAATTATTAGCTAATTCGCCAAGAACTTTTGCGGCATTAGCAGAAGCCTCTACCGATGCTGGCTCTATACCCTTTACCGCTTCGGCATAAGCTTTCATACAACCGCCAAATCCTTTTAACTGATTACCAAAATTCTCAAGATTGTTGTTTCCATTAAACCAAGCCGCAATACTCCCTTGATCAGGGGGAAGGTTATTGGCAAGTTCAGCTAGAGTTTTGGCTGCATTAGTAGAAGCCTCTACCGAAGACCCATCAATTGTACCTACAGCATCGGCATACTCTTTTATCTTCTTTCCGAACTCCGGTAATTGATTACCAAATACAGTAAGATTATTTTCTCCAGCAAACCATTTTGAAATTTCGCCACTAGCTGGTAGATTTTCAACTAACTCGGCCAATGATTTTGCTGCAGTTGATGAAGCAATGATTGCTTTATCGTCTATCCCAGTTACAGCATTGGAGTATTCTTTCATGCTACTACCAAAGGATTTAAGCTGAGAACCGAATTGTGATATATCAGATTCTCCGGTAAACCAATTCACCACCCCACCTTTTTTAGGTAGATTAGCTGCTAATTCAGACAGCGACTTTGCAGCATTAGCAGATGCGGTTACCGCTTTATCGTCTATCCCAGAAACAGCATTCGCATACTCTTTCATCCCTTCACCGAAAGGCTTTAACTGTTTACTGAATTTAGATAAATCGTTACTGCCGGTGAATAATTCAGCTAGCCCTCCCGTCTTAGGTAGATTCTTTGCCAACTCTGATAGTGATTTTGCCACAGTAGCTGATGCGGTTACCGCTTTATCGTCAATCCCTGAAATCGATTCAGAATACTCCTTCATGGCATTTCCAAACGGTTTAAGTTGCTTGCTGAATGTTATCAAATCAGATTTGCCGGTGAAGTATTTAAATAGACCACCGCTCTTAGGAAGGTTAGAAGCCAATTCAGACAAAGCTGACGCCGCGGTAGCCGATGCTTCAACCGATTTCGCATCTATTCCGGAGATTGATTTAGAATACTCATTCATATTTTCGCCAAACGGTTTAAGTTGTTTACCAAACGTTAGCAAGTTTTTATCCCCGGTAAATAGACTCAACAGTCCACCTGTACTAGGGAGGTTGTTTGCTAATTCTGAAAGTGATCTAGCAGCAATTGCTGATGATTCAACGGCTTTTGCATCTATGCCTGATATTGCTTCTGAGTACTCGCTCATACCCTTACCGAAAGTCGGTAACTGAGCTCCAAATAAAGCTAGATTTTTATTACCAGTGATAACGTTAAGTAGCCCCATACTTCCTGGAAGATTATTTGCCAGTTCGGCAAGAGCTTTTCCGGCAGAAGCAGAAGCTGTTACCGCCGACATATCCATACCAGATATGTTTTTTGAATAGTCGTTCATGGATTTACCGAATGTTACCAATTGTTGTCCGAACGATGAAAAATCTCTTTCTCCAGTAAATAAACTTATCAATCCTCCACTTTTGGGAAGGTTTTCTGCTAATTCTACTAAGGATTTAGCAGCACTTGATGATGCCGCAACAGCATCTGAATCAATACCAGAAATAGAATTAGCGTAATCTTTCATACTTTTACCAAATTCGGGTAACTGATTACCAAAGGTATTAAGGTTGTTATCGCCTGTGAACAGGCTAATAAGTCCACCACTGTTTGGGATATTCTTAGCTAATTCCACTAACGAGTTCGCAGCAGTCGCAGAGGCTGCTATAACCCCCGAATCTATACCAACAACAGTATTTGCGTATTTTCTCATACTTTGCCCAAAAGGCACTAATTCTTCTCCGAATCTAGTTAACGAACTACCACCCATCAACCATGACACTATTCCGTCTAATACATTGGCTGCTGTAAGTGCCATAATCGATTTAGTAAGTGCTTGAACACCATTAAGCATGGAATCGTCAATCTGCTTAACGCCTTCAATGAAAGGTTTTGCGTTAATAATGAAAGCCGACAATTCCGAACCAAGTTTAGGAAATGAACTGGATAATGCATTTGTAAATCCACTTGCGATACCACCAAAAAACTTACCGATTGCTGTACCGATTGTCTGTAGAAAATTACCACCTTCGTTGATCAGCCAACTCAACCCTGGGATCTGTGCGAAAGCTCCAACTGCTGCTAGCACCAATGCAAGCTCAGCGATTACAACACCCATACCTAAAACGCCAGCCATGGCACCAGGTATCATCCCCGCTACTGTTGCAAGGGCGAGCATCAAACCGCTTAACAGTCCTACTCCGGCTATTCCTTTTACCAAAGTTGAGAAGTCCATCCCGCCTAAAGCATCTACAATACCTTGGAAAAACGCACCGATGACCTTAACAGCAGATTGTATCAGTTTAGGTAATTTTTCAGCTAGACTATCTAATATCCCTATAATAAAATCTATTATAGAATCAACAATTTTCGGGGTGTATTTAGCCAGTGAAGCCAGCACTTCGCTTACCATTATTAAAACACTATCTGCTATAACAGTAGCTGATTTGGCCAAGGTTTGAGCAAGCACAATTATTCCTTCGCCTAACTTTTCGGCTATTGTTGGGATTAGGTCTATGATACCGGAAATGATGATATGTAAAGAAGCTACAGCTGCTGTAGCTCCGGCCGTCCCAGCAACCGCTAGGGAAGTAAGACCGGTAGCTATTGCCGCTAAACCAGCTCCTATACCGAAGGTAGCGATTCCTAATAACGAAAAAGCAGAACCAAGACCAAGTAGTGATGGAATTAGTGGTCCTAACGCCATGCCGGCCACCCCAATAATGGAAAATGTACCAGCTAATGTAAGAAGACTTTTAAATAAGCCATCCCAGCTTAAACTAGAAAGGGTCTTTATTGCAGGGGCTAGTATAGCTAAAGCACCCGCTGCAACTATCAAAGCAGCTGAGCCAGCTATAGTCCCGTTCATGCATTTTAATGCAATTGCTAATTCGGCAAGAGATAGACCCATGACGGTAAGTCCTCTACCTATGTCTTCCCAACTTATATTACCAAATGACGACACACTTTCCGATAATATCTTCATAGACTCAGCTACTGCGATTAAGCCGGCACCGATTAAAAGAGTATTGTTTGGCATTAATTTCATAGCCATCGACGTGCCAACCAAGGCTAACGCCATTGCCGACATACCTTTGGCCAAGCTTTCTAAACTCATGGAACCGAGTGACGAAATTGCGGTAGCGAATTTATTCATAGCCTCACCTATAAATATCATAGAAACAGCTGTTGATATGATATTCTTCGCATTACCCGTATACTTTGTGAAAACTGTAATTTCGGTAAGGAGTAAGCCGATGGAAAGAAGTCCTTTTCCGATTTCGCTTAAATTCATCGCTCCAAAATTTTTTACAGCCTTTGATAATATCAACATCGCACTGGATAATACTACGATACCTATAGCCGTACCCGTAAGTTTACCGTCAAATTTGTAGGTTTTGAGAAATAAAGAAAGTTCCAGCATAAGAGCTCCAATACCAACAATCCCTTTTATCAAACCTGCGGTATCTATCGACGAAAGTTTCTTTAATGCGATTGAAAGAATCGTTATCGCCGTACTCATTCCTATCATTAAAGGTATTCCTTTAGCTACTCCAGTAAACGTGGTAGATATCTTACTAAATAAGGATAGAGAACCAAGCAATTGACCGAACATTATAGTTATGGCACCTAGTGATTTAGCTAATGCCTCACCATTAATAGTAGATATTATTAAAATAGATCCAGTCAGTATCGCTATCGCTGAGGCAATCTTCAATAATGTTCCGGCTTTAAGTTGATTTTGATAAGCCTCAAAGCAACCTCGTACGTCATCAAGTATTCCTGTTATATTTTCTAAAAAACCTCCGACGCCTTTAAAAGGATCAGTCATCCCTTTAATAAATTTACGTATACCTAATAAGATGCCTGTAAATACGCCTTCATTTAGAACGCCAATTCCCTTAGAGAAGTCAATAGATGAGAAACCCTCTGCGATTCCCGTCATAGCTTTAGCTATACCCTTATAGCTTTCGGAATTTGACAGTGTTTTTGCTATCGTGCTCCATAATTCTTGTATGTGAGTTATGGTTCCACTGACTATATTTGTTATCGCATTAATAGATTTTCCGAACACATTTGCTTCTTTTATAGAAATGCTTATTTTGCTTATAAAATCACCAAACGCCCCGGTTACACCTAATATTCCTCCAGATATACCAGTTATGCTGCTCAAAAGGTTAAACGACCCTCGGACAACTGCGCTAATCGCATCTGTGACCAATGAGATAACGGAGAACACTCCTTTAAAAGTATTCTTTATATTCTTAGCTGTTTCGTCGCTTACCTTAAGCTTTGAAGTAAGCTCTTTTAGACCAACACTAAAATTATATAGCTGCTCAGATGTCGTAGGCGGAAATATATCACGAAAAGCTTCCGATATAGGCTTTACAATACTTCCGATTCCCTCAAATGCATTTTTTAGTGCGTCGATAACTGCTGTACGCCCGCCAAGATCTTTCCAGCCCTGCAATACTTTATTTCGAGCATCGGCTGAACGTCCTATAATGCCTCCGATTGATTCTGAAACTTCAGTTAGTAAGGTTTTCGCTTCATCGAAATCTCCGATTATGATTTCCCAGCTCTGTGTCCATCCAGATTGCGCTGATTCTTTTAGTGTATCCCACAATTGTGAGAATGTTTTAACTTTAGTGGCGGCATCATTTGCTGTCTGTCCCAGCTTAGTAATTGATTTGACTTGTTCTTCGCTATAACCCATGGTCTTCAACTGTTTCTCGTTTAAATCACCGGTGAATTTGGACAATGTTTCGGTCAAGACGTCGGAAGTCAACCAACCTTTTGATAAGGTTTCACGGAAGCTTCCTTCGTCTTTAATCATCTGATCAATAGCGATACCATGAACTCGAGCAGTTTCCTTCAGCGAATCCTGGAATACCTGTCCACCCATTCCGGCATTTACGACAGAGTTCCAGTCCTGAAGCTTTACTGTTCCGGCAGCCAAAGCTTGTGATAATTGGTACATAGCCGTACTTGCCTGTTGAGAGTTCGAACCTGATAAAGCGGCGAGATTTGAAATACCTTTGATTGCGGAAACCGAAGTATCCAGATCGACACCAGCTGCGGTAAAGGTACCGATATTTTTTGTCATCTCCGTGAAATTGTAGATAGTTAGGTCAGCATAGTGATTTAGCTCATCCAATGCTTTATTCACATCGTTTAGGGTAGTACCTTTGCTTTGTGTATTAGCAAGAATTGTTTGTACCGCATTTATCTGTGTTTCATATTCCTGAAATCCAGTTTTGATCGGATCAATCGTAAGAGCAGAAACGATTTTTTTGCCGGCATTTACCGCCGAATTTGTTAAATTGGCTAAGGCTGTAACACCCATAACATCAAGAGCGGAGAAACTTGCATGAACCGTATCAATAGCTTTATTGAGTCCGTTCATGTTAACTTTACTTGCCGCATTACTTATGTTTTCAAACCCTTTAGCGGCATCTTTAAAATGCAGTTTCTCTTTTAACTTATCCAAAGAGGATAAGGTGACCTTTACGTTACTTTCAAATCTTTTATTGTCAAACTGCATCGATACAACTCGTTCGTCGATTGTTTTACTCATGACGCAGTCACCTCCCTCCATGCGTTATCAACAATTTTATCGAATATAGGCTGGATAGCCGGATTGATATAATCTCTCCCTTCCACCCATCCACCGTTACGAGTACCATGTCCGTACTGCAAGATAACGGCAATAGGACATCCATTTTGAATATTTGAGTTAAAGAACGATATAGATGTGGTTCCGTTTCCACGTTCGATTTTGTAATACCAGGAATTCGCAGTTTCACCGGTATCCTGTGGCGTCATAGCAGCTAATGCGGCTACGCCTTCTTTTCCATACTTATCGAGGTCTATCGTTTTCGTTAGATTTTTCGCTCTATTCAGAAATCTCGTAGTCCTCGAAAAATCGCCCTTTTGCTTAACTATAATCATAATAAAAAGACCTGTTCGCTATTTGAACAAGTCTTTAATGTTGAATGGTGTACATATGCCCGGTATGTCAAGAACGGCTCGGTCACCTTTAAGTTCATCAAGAGTGTAATAAACCTTTCCCTTTACGACGCCTCCTGCCGGGTTACCGTTATAATCTTTCGCTCCTGTTTTTACACCGACCCAATTGCCCACCTTAAAGTTTGACGTAGATGTGGATGGTTTATTTGAAGTGCTTTTACCCGGGACGTGTGGATCGTTGTCGATACCGGCGTCGTTCGTCCAACCGATCGCTCCATTGTCGATCAGGTATGGATACTTAGCTCCGGCGATGACCTTAGTGATAACACCTGACCAATCACCATGATATACATTTCCGCCACCAGAAGAACTGGCAATAACACCGGTACAAACAGTTGTTCCCACAGAGTATTTTTCTACTTTGATATGTTCAGGTTTTGGTTTTGGATTAGTCGGTTTAACCGGTTTTACGGGGTCTGGTTTAGGGGCGTCCATAAGACCGAATGACGATGCGACAGATTGGGCGAATGTTTTACAATAAGCATCCATATTGTCGTGGACCACCTTCATATCGTCCTTATCGTCCATAAAACCGTTTTCGACAAGACAGCAAGATACTCCCTGATTCTTGACACAACTGATGACCAGGAAATCTGTCACTTTCACACCTCGGTTTTTTAGTCCAAAAGTTGATAATTCCTTAGCTAACGCCGTTTCGACAGTAATGTATTTCTCGGCTGTCGTAACGAAGACTTCAACACCGGTCGTTGACCCGTCGCCATCTTGGTCGTAGACCCCGGCATTACCATGTAACTCAATGATATAGTCGAATCCTGTGAAATCATAATTACTCGTTTGAAGATAATAATACCAGTTTCTTGCTGTATTCAGAATCTCCACGGTACAATATTTAGAAAGCTCGGCTTTGATCTTGGGAGCTAGCTTTCGTACCAATGCTGCTTCTGTCCCATAAGATTTACTTAAAGCTCCGGTGTCGCCGTCGCCGTGACCGCATATAAGCCCTATCCTCATAATAAGACCTCCTTTATCCGCTTGTGTTAAACTTTTTTCTGCGAGCAGCATTCAACGAAGCATTGCGCTGCATGATTTCTGACTTAGACATCTTCTTCGCAGGTTGATTCTTTATGTTACATATCTGAATGAGCGTTATAAGACGACTCAAATGCCATTTTTGATATTCGGGTGGGATATTCCATTGGGTCATCCAATAATACACCAGCTCTGAAGTTATTTGTTCACCAGAACCCTTTCCGTTTTTATTTTCCGGAAGTCGGGTTGCAGTCCTCGAATCACCGATATAGGCTAATATCTGTTCCATGTTATCGTTCGTCAAGAGCCTATATACGGCTGGATCAATGTTTTTTGAAATAGTCATGCATTTGATGTAGTCTAAAGTTTCCTCTTCTGTTTTTGGATCTTTTGACAGATATGGTTTTTTCCAATTTGATTCCCATTTTGAAATAGAGATCAAAGAATGCTCAAGTAAGAGTTTCTGCTCTTTTGAAGACACAAATTCTTCTTTCAACTCATCCCATTGCTCTATTGCCGGAATCGTTATCTCAAGCATAATTCGATACCACCATTTGAAAATTAGGAGTTTGGTAAATCAGAGGCTTTATTACCAGTGTTTTTCTTGTTGATACGTTTATCAAAATTTGCCGGTATGATACCGTTCACAAAGTTAACGGCAGCCACATCGTTCGTCGCCAGTTCCATAAATATGATAGAGTAGGCTTCTGTTTCAGTAAAAGCAGAGGACAAAGGAGTCCCATCCTTATCCGTCTTAATAAAGCGTTTTCCATCAGCACTTTTTTCACCATAGGCTTTTAAAACTAAGCTTTTAAAAAAAGTGACTAGAGCTGGTAGATCTTTTGCCGCAACGATCTTATTTAGCATATCGGCCAATCCTCCGGTCGTGGACATTTCCATTTCCATAATCTCTGCCTCACTTAGATTAAAATAAAAATCTTCTGTGCATTCCATTCCGTTGTAATCTGTGTAAGTAATTGTTTTCTTTAGCATTTTTTGTTCTCCTCTTTATCGATATAAAAAAGAAGACCCGATGTAATTATCGAATCCTCTGTTTAAACAGTCTTTATGCCTCTAAAACAAGACCCTTCAAGGTATAAGTTTTAGAGATGTTATCTGTGCCGTTAGTGGCTGTTACTTTGATAGTTTGTGTATCTACATCTTTAATCAGTAATATGATGGTCTTATCCGTGTCTAGTTCAACTGGTCCTTTCGTTCCGCCGATAAGCTCTACAGTGAAATCAACATAACTGTAGTTTTCAACGGTGCCAGCCTTAACAGCTAGATAATGTCCTGATTGTTCATCAACTGCACTGCTGAATCCCGTATAGTCTGTAACACTTTTTAAAGTTCCAGTAATCTCATCACCGTTAACGACGATTCCTGTCTGTAATTCTTCCGGTTTCTTACCAAGAAGATCAACATCTCCCTCGACAGGTGATAGAGAGATGTTTACGAAAAATTTTCGCCGATAAGTGTAGCAATCTCATCCGGTAAAGGAAGTTTAGGTTCCTTGTCAGTTGAACCATACAATACATCTTCAAGCTTCTTTAAATTCTCAGCGGAAATCGTTCTTGAATCGATCGTCACACTGGCGGTTGGTTCATGATTAGCCACATTTACCGGGGTAGTCGTCAATTCCCAAGAGAAAGTAATCGTTTCCGGTGTCTCACTAACCGTAGTATATGTTTTCTCTGAAGGGGAAGCATATGCCCCATAGATAATATGCAGATAATATCCGTGATCCGTATCTTCAGTATCATTTCCGATGAGCGTGCGGTAACACATACCGAATGGTTTACGTTTCTGTTGTCCAAGCTTAATACCAGGAGCCATTTCTGCCGAACCATCGCATTTTGCGAATTCATCAGGGTAAGTAATTGCTTCCACTGTGGCCGCAAACTCCTCTTTAGACAACAAATTCAAATACTTAATATTTCCGGCATATACCGGCGTTGCCTCAGCACCAGATGGTTTTTCTGATACGGATGTTAATCCGTTCCATACAACACCTTTTGGGTAAGCTCCTGCGTCTTGAGGGTATAACATACCTCTGTCGATACCGGTTTCAAAATATCGTTTTCCAACTTCATCCCATACGACTCTAGCCATTTTAAATTCCTCCTTTAGTAGTAGATCGTAAATACATCATGGTTAAGATTATCCAAAGTAAAATGCCTGTCGAAAGTACACATCGGCAGGCTTGATATCTTATCAACTATTTCACTATCTGGATTTTTATCTATAACTGTTATTTTATAAGCTCGATTCTGTTTATAAACATTATTGTTGGCGAATCGATTATCTATCCTTTCACGAGAATAGACGATCGCCGGGTAATTCATTTTCAATGATTCAGGAGGCTGAAAATATACATTGTCGCTATCGAGAATCTCTCTCAGAAGTTTACTTAGACCTATTCGGTCTTTAGCCATTGTATACACCTCCTAAACTCAATATCAGTCTCGGATACTGTACTCCGACATTCGTGACTTTCCACTTTGTTCCAATATACACGGCGTAACGCATATTATGGAAATTAAGATTGGCATATGGATCCGATAAAATGCTGATCTCATTCGCTATGTTGATGTCATCATTGAGATATCCGCTAGCTTGAAGCTTACGACTATTTTTGATTACATCACCATAATAAGAATGCTCTACTATTGTTTCTTCCCAAACATCAGGAGCCGTTTCGACTGTTTCCGCATATCCGATAACTCCGAACCATTTTGCCATTTTGATTTTCTCCTCTTAACTAAGCGGCTGGCGCTGTAGTCACGGGTTCTTCAAGTACGATTGCTGAATAGATCTTTGTCAATGCCCCAGACACTCTTGTTTCGATAAGGTATTTTTCCTTGTTGAAGTCGATATCGAACTGTTCAAATCTGGTGATTTCTCCACCTTTAGTAGCGCCAACATAATAGTCATCCAGGTTGACAAAGATTCCCAGTAATTTGTGCTGTTTGCTATCTTTATCACTACGAACCTTTCCTTCAAACTGTTCAACAGTACAAATATCATTGACATTCAGTGCAGCTGCCAGATCTGTTTTAGAATCGTAGATACGACGTCCGTTCATATCGCGTGCTAGCAACATTACATTCAGTAAATGAGGCGTACAATAGAAATCCGGAGTACCACTACCCTTAAATTTCTCACGAGAATATAACGCCGCAGTAATGATTGCTTCGGCATAAATGTAGTTATCACCAAAGCTCGCTCCGGTATTAGTACCCTGTAACTCTTTTTTCGCAGCGGCGATATCAACATCCTTGTGGATGGTATAAAGTTCGGCGTCATTCAAGATTGAACGGATATGATCTTCACTGATCTTATCGTTATCCCCTTCTTCGCGTCCATCGCCAATCATGATTGCCGTAGCCAGTTCTTCATACAAGTCATTCTTCATAACACCGTACTGATATTCGACAACGTCGAAATCCGTCATATCGATAATATCGTCACGATGAATTTCATCTTTACGGTAAACGGTCTGAGGATCAGTAGTTCTCTTCAGCAGTTTGATGTTTCCTGAGAGTTCTTTTTGAGCTCCCTTTTTGTATCCCTTAGCTCGCAGTTCAGCGCCACGGGCGTCTGCCTGACGAGTACGGATACGACTGAATGGATTTTTATGTACTTTATCCATAACTTTTGTAACCCAGCCAAGATCATTAGTGATTAGTTCAGGCGCCCCCGGACGAACATCTTTATATTCTGGGAACAATGTTTCAATATCATCGATACCATGAGCCAGGTGGTCATGATCTTCAGCATATAACCTAATAGCCTCGCTTAGTTTTCCAACATTACTGGATTTAGCAAGTTTAATAATTTCCAACTGATCGGCATGGCATAAAACACCATCAGTGGTCAGTTTAGTATCATCGTCGAATACGTTGTATTTCATTTCAATATTTCCTCCATTGTTTTCTGTGTCTGAATGTTCTATTTCGTCAGAATCGACTTCATCGTCCTCTTCATCTTCGGAAACTATTTGACCAACCATAGCGAATAAAACATTCTTCTGTTTTTCGGTCATCGTGTTCAGGATGTCTTCGATCGTTTCTTCTTTTTCCGGCTCCTCTTCATCCTTCGATTTTTCTTCAGCAGATTTATCATCTTCGCTGTGCTGAAGTTCTAAATCGATAAATTCACCAGTAAAAAGAATTCCCTCATCAACATTTAATTCATCGATCGAGCCATCTCTATGCATAAGGATCGTGTCTATAGACGCCCCAGGATTGGCTCCGGCAACAACGAGACTAACCTCTTGAATCTCGCCATGAACAACTTCATTTCTGTTTTGTTTCAAGTGATTGGCAAAAATAGACAAAGCTACGATATCGCCGTGTTGTACCTGCTTCTTCGCTCTCTCGCCATCCACGGTATCGTTGAAAGAGCCGTAGGCGTAGACACCCTCTTTACGATTTTCTAACAAGGCATGTCCAACAACGTTGGATGCGTACTTATGCTGATGGTTCCAAACCAACGGAACTATCTTTCCATCATAATGTTTGAAAGCGTCTCGTTTTATGATTCTTCCATCGGAACATAATAGGTCGTTCTTAGTCGCCCATCCGCCAAAGTCATAATTATTTTCCATTTTGATTTTCCTCCTTTTTTTCTTCAATGCTGATTACTTTTTCCGACTCAGGCGTTTCATTAGGCGCACTAAGATTTTTATTCCTAAGTTCATCGGCTTTAGGGTCATTTGATGGTTTCATACCAATCACCTGTCTGATTTCATTTGAAGTCATAATTTCGTTACGTGTGAACTTATCAGCTATTTCAGATATTTCTGAAACTGGAACGAGTTTAAATGGGTCCCTAAAAATAGAAATTGACTGCCCCTGTGATCTGGCAGTCAAAGTTAGAAAGGTCCTTTTAAATGCATCGGCGATTGCAGATGCTATTGGTTCCGTTATTCGGTTGTAGTAATTCAACATTGTTTTTTCATCAGCAGTCCCGTCAAGTATACTTTGTGTAACACCCAGCTGGCTGTACGCTAATGAAGTCAGATATTCGATCTGTTTCATAAGATTATTCTCAACAGGACGATTTAATTGCGTTATATGCTCGGTGGCATCCACATAGGCGATTCCGTATTTCGAACCTGATAACTGCATTTCAATCTTCTTTATACGTTCTTCAGCTTGTCTTTTTCTAGCCTCACCTTTTAACGTATAAGGTAATTGAATTATTAGATCCAATTTTCCAGAACTACTTTGCTCGTCAATCGCATCCAGCATATTCAGTTTTCTTATTAAACGTTGCACTGTAGAATTTCTTTCGTTAACCACCGCATATAATGGATTTTCGATAATTGCCACCATTCTTTTTGGAAATACCTTATGGACCCTTTTTCCCGTCCATTCATTGTATAATTCAACCTTTACATGCTGCGGATACCAATCAAGTATTTTTGCAGTTCTCAAAGACAGAATGTCATACGCTCCTGTAGCTGTAGGGTCTTGTGTAATTTCAACAGGAACGACGGCCACTTCTCCTTCATCCAACATCGATATAACAATATCCTGTATGAAAGCTCGCGATGACTGATCAGTATTAGCTTCCAATCGCAGACATTGATTAAATTTGGAATCCATATCAGATATATAACGACCATTTACATCAAGCTTGGTGTGTCTAAAATCAATTGCTGCCACATCAAGTGCTATTTTGTTATATACTGAAGTTACAATAGATTTCTCATTCCCCCTAGTAAAGGTCTGCCTATCTGGTCGGCTAGAATAACCCATTCCGTAATACTCTACTTGGTAATTCGTAGATGTCGGGTCTTTATTCATAAAACTATTCCATGCGTGTTTCAACCTAGACGAAAACGCTATTTCCATTTTGATTCCATCCTCCTTTACTCGAATGCTTCTTTATTCAATTTGTAGGCCACAAACGCATCCATGAGCGCAGCGACACAATCAATCTTAGCTTCGTATTTCTTTTTCAATAATTTTCTGTTACCGTTCGTATCTTCGATCGTTATACAGTTCCCCATTGCGTAAGACATGATATGTTCATCAAAGATCAACACTCGTTCCTCGGCTAAATTTTTCAATTCACCCAACGGGACGGTTTCTGTTTTAGATCCCTGTGCTACCTTTACAAGTCCAAATGGACTATTTTCCGTACTCCAACGTTCGACGAATTCTTTTGCGTTGTATGGATCGTAGCCAAAGCAATTCACGATATACCCACGTTTTTCGATATGACGATCTAAGTCCTCATACACATCCGTAAGATCAAGTATCGTACCTTCAAGAACGATAAGACTTCCTTCATCTATAAACTGATCGTATTTGATACGCATAGATGGTGATAATTTGGACAAGGTCAAAGAAGTGATATAATTTCGCGTTTTAACTCCAAAAGAACCGTTCGACAACGGAAACAAAAACGTAAACGCACAGAAGTCATTACCCTGAGATAAATCAGCTCCAAGAGAACATGGCATTTCCCAATAAGTGTGTCGTCTATGTACCTTCGTTTCTTCGTATGTAAAAAAATAGGTATACCCTTCCATAGGTATACCGAATCGTTTTGCCAATATGTCGTTTCTCGAAGATGGGGACTTTTCGGCTTTTTCAACATCCAATTGATATGTTTCATAAGTAACCGTTTTCCCCAGATTTGGATTGGCTTTTAACCACTTTGATGGGTCATTGACCTCATTTATGGAATCCAATTGATACCACCAGATAGACACATGTGGGTTATAATATTCACCTTTTAGTATTTTGGACAGCTCCATTTTGATGTCATCACCGCTTCCATTACGAACCGTTCCCTCAGAGCTAATTGCTAGAATCAGATAATCATTGTCAGCCGTCGAACTCTGTTCCTTAGCCGCTCCTTGTTCAATGGCGCCAACAGGATCTTCTCTGATGTCACCCGATAGCCATTCATCGACAACTGCCAGTTTTACACGCATACCTTGTAGCTTGTCAATACGCATTGGACGAACTTCTATTAATGAATTTGTCAGGAAATTCTGAATACCTTTCTTTGTTGAGTCCAGCTTCCTTCGATTGGATCTTGAGCCGGTCGTGTTCTGTAAAGAACCTTCCGTGAGAAATTTGAATAATGGTCCTCTTGCTCTTGTGATTGCCGTACGAAGAGGTGACATGATTTCTTCAGCTTGCTTCATTGTCGGAGAGGTTACTATCTGGTGGGTAGTGGATGTATCCACGTTCAGAAAATAACCCTCCATGGTTGAACCATACATCGATTTTGCGGCGCCCCGAGCGACTATGAGATATTGTTTGTTTATCATTCTCTTCTTGATCGACTTTGTTACATAATGTCCTCCATGACCGTTTTCATTTGGTTCATAGACACTACGCTCCTCAAAATAATACCAACCAAATACTTGCTCTCCCCATAATTTGAAACTATCCAATAGGTTTAAGTCTGAACCATCTGTCAGTGTCAACTCGTTTTCGCAAAATCGTATCCATCCTTCGACTGCTTGGTCGTCGTAATAGATTCCTGGATTCGCTATAAAGCCATCGATACGGTTCATTTCCATTGAAACATTTTTGCATACCGGTATCTCTTTTCGGATGACCGCTTCTCTGAATTCTCCATAATATCGTGGTACAGCAGTGTTAGATAACGCCATACTTCACCTATTTGTTTTTCCTTTTTTCGAAGTAATCATCCAATTCGATTTTCTGCTTTCTCAGATTTAGATTCATTACTTCTTTTCGTAACGATTTTGTATTATCAGAATCATTAAGACCTAGCTGTTTCTTTAAGGTCTTACTAGCATATTCGGTAAGTGCCTGTTTCCCAGCATTTTCTATTGATGGAACAATCACATCATTCATAACTTTACTGACGATTTTTCTGCCTTTTGAAACTTGTTTTGGGTTTAAAGAAGAGTAGCGTTTTTCTAACTCTATTCTGTTGATAGCTTTCCTTAATTCATCATCGGTCATCTCTTTAACACTTTTGTTTTTGCTTTTTTGCTTTTTTGCTACTGGTTTTTTCGCAATAGTACGATTAGTGTTCTTTTTCAACAAGTTTCTGAAAGTGCTATTATTCTGCTTCTTCAGACTTGTTTTATTGGATACGCTTGAACGCGTTGGAGCCTTACGTACCCCCCACTTCATACCTTTAACCCCATGATGTTCTAAATAATTGTCATTCACGCTTTCACTCCTTTCTATGTCGTCACACTAACTGATGGGTTCTCAACGTATTCATTTATTCGCCATTCATATTCATTGATTTGTCTATTGATGGCTTCGATTGCTGATGCACTAGCTGGTGGATCGAACAGTAATTTCACTTTTAAATACATATAAGTTATCACAGCATTAGCCAAAACTTTATTTGAGACAAAGTCAGACCATATTGATGTTTTATCAATAATAAAAAAACCCTCATCGGGGCCGACACCAATCTGTTGTAATGTTAGAAAAACAGAATTGATATGCATCATGATTTCTGCATCAAACGCTTCATATTCTTCGGTGGGGCCTAATAATTTCTTGATAGACGTCAAGATGCTTTCGCTTACTCCTATTAATTCTTGCATATAATCACCCTTTCTTTAGACCTGCTTCCACGGACAGGTATCGTACGGAGTTCTCACTACCGGGTCCTTTGGGAGCAAATCAGCATTACCATAGTGTATTGCGTCGTGAGTTAATTTCGAAGTACATATGAGAAACTCAGGATCAAGTAATTTCTGAATATCGTTTAGTAAGTCCTCTTTTTTAAACGGATTCATATGATGGACATATATCTTACCCTCGATGTCATAACCTGTTAGTCCCAAATCACAGCCAAGATCACGTACAATCACGTCATTACGTACGGCCAACCACTCAGGTAGTTTATAAAATATCTGGTTCAACCATCTATCAAATCCGAAAGTCTCCTCACCAACTTTTCCGCCTATCTGTAAATAATCAAATCGCTCACGCATTGTTTTTAATTTACATAATTCCGTATAGTTTCTGGTCATCAGGTATCACCTCTATATGAACGCATGGCCTCCAGGGCTTCTTTGTAGAGAGCCTCAACATTTTGTGCAGATTTAAGCGATTCTGTTTTTGCTTTAAGAAGCTCATTCTCATGATTAAGCTTCTCACGTTCCAATTTCTCTTTCTCAGTACCCAACTTAAGAAAGTGAGTTATGACCTGAGAAGACGCGGTTCCATCCCTTAGCTGCTCTTCAGCAAGGTCTACAGCTAAAGCTATCATTTGACTTTCTCTGCCTTCAGGTGTTAATGCTGGGCGGCCTGTTTTCTTAGCTTTGGTTTTGGTGTCTATGTGTTTAGTTTTAGCCATGTTATCACTTCCTTTCATATTTTATCGACCTTATAATTTGATACTCTTTTTAGAAAAACAGAATACACGACCAAGGATATTCAACTGTATCCATGACGTCGCATAGGCTATATCGTGTTCTTTATACTTTGTTATATAATGATGTAACATGTTCTCACCACCTTTCATTTACTTTTATATGAGGTTCTTCCTACATTTAAAGAGGTTCACAAGACCTTTAAGTGTATTATAAAGACATGAAAGGAGAACCGAGATTGGACTAAAAGCTGTCACGTTACAAGCCTTATAAACCTCTTTAAATATAGGATAAAAACATTTGACCAAATATACCCCCGGGGGATTTTTTAGGAGGCGGGCGATGAAGGAGGGGGTGCTATATTTTCAGACCCTCCCCCTATGTCATCATCCATCTTGCCTGCTCTATGATACGATTATCTTTTTATAAATGTCGTTCAAATCGTATTTGATTATCTCATCGATAGCTCTTTCAATCTCCGTATTGTTTTCTTCATCCGAAAGTTCATCAGATGTTCTTGCGATACGCGAAAGATACGAACAAGAGTTATAACCTTTTTCAGTATCGAACAAAAACCAAGAAGTAAACTGTTCAATCGGATCAAAAGGATTATCAACCGTTGTTAATAAACATTTTCTTGCCATGTTAATTTACTCCTTTCCTTTTAGGTATTTGTTTACGGTCGAGGTGGAGATACCTAGTGTATCGGCTATCTGCTTTATAGTACAACCTCTTGCGTTCATACTAGCGATACGATTTACTTTATAAGTGCTTAGGGTCATGGTTGTGCGAGGAGTTGCTTTCTCTCTGATAACATCAATATCAGCATGATTCAAAATTTGTGTAAGTTTATTCTCGCTGATTGCTCCAGCTTGAATCGCTTCCCATTCTTTATCAGTAACATTAATAGGCTCTCGTTTAGCCCCAACCAGTTCTCTTGCCTTTGTTAGTTCACGTTGACCTTTTTTTTTAATTTCTTCTTTCGTCATGTCAGGATTAGCTCTCTTTTTCGCTGCCATAACCGAATTTGCTATGGTTTGTGCTTTTCTTTCTTTAGGCGCATTCTTCAAAGATTGATTTAATTTTGACATTAAAGAATCAACTTCTTTTTGATAAGTGGCTTTGGCAGACTTTGAGTACGCAATCTTGCCTGTCGTAACCATTTCCTTACGTGACTGATTGGCTAATGATTTCATTTTATTCGCATAATCAGCATATAATCGTTCCATTGCTGTATCAGCATCTGAAATCAGCGTTTTAGCATCATAAGCTTCTGCCATCTTAGTACTCTTATCCGTTCGCATCTTGGTCTTATACTCTATATCGCCTTTAGCGTTCGTAAAAGTCACTTTACCTGTTTTATCATCGATTCGTTTAATAGGTTCATATTTTTTTCTTGCCGCCTCGTCGTCTACTCTATAGGTCACATTACCATGGGTAGACCTGAGCGTAACAAGTCCGGTCTTATTATCGATACTACGATCGGGGTAGTACAAATCATCTGCCGTCTTGTATAATAAAGCTCCCTCTGGTTTGCTTGGGTCATACCAATCTTTTCCTTTGATGTTGATTTTAGGAGTTCCCTGCCTTTTTGGAACTGAAGTTTCTGATTTAGATCGTGAAATTAGAGTAGAAGCTCCTGCCGAATACCTACCGTTTTCATCAATAGTCCCTTGGTATTTACGTTTCAAAGCCTCGATATTGTTATCAATATAACTTTTCTTGTAATCAAGTTTATGTTTTTCGGCATCGATAACAACCATACTATGTCTTACTGCTGCTGCTAGTTCATCACTCTTCGCCCCCTTTAATGTCATGTCTGTAATCAAATTAGATATACGTCCCATTTCATTCTGGGTATTTTCCATGATTTTGATTTTCTTCCCATGGTCGTTATAATAAGAGGTTTCTTCTATTTGCTTTCCCGTTTTCTTATCGTATACTTTTTCAACCTTTTCAGTTGTTCCGTATTTGAATTTTGGATCAAACCCGATAAGACCATCTAATAATGGTTGTGATTTAATTTTTACTTTACCGTTGTTAGGGATTACCATAACCGCATCACCATCGAAATCAGCACCGGACAGACGCTCTGCGACATGGCTGTTTATGCCAACAGCATCGATAGCGTTGCCTAAAAGTTCTTTAGCGATTTTATGTTTGTTATTTACTTTAAGTAATGGGATTTCAAAAGTACCGCCATGCGGGTAGCGAATAGCAGCAATTTCTTCTCCATTCTTATATTTTGGTGCATATATTTCATTATCTTTTAATTCAGGAATTGGAATCAAAACGTGATACTTCTGTCTAGGTAACGCTGCCGCATAAAGATGTACGGCAGATGAATCACAATCATCAGCAAATGATTCTAATAATTTTTTCTTAACAGTAGGATTTGTTAGTGAACAAATACTGTTATATTCATCTACTTTATCTTGTACAGCTAAACCTAACTGCTGCTTTGCTAATTTCCATGGCTGTTTTGATAGGAATTGCGAAGAGAGTGTATCTTTCCATTCTCCCCAATCACCTTCGTCAGCTCGTTTGTTGATCAAACCAAGCTTCTTTTGACCTTTTTTATCCGTATACCAGTATTGACCGCCTTGTTCAGCATCCTTAATCGCCGACCCAAATGGGTTATCCGAATCGTTTTTTATTTTTTTCAAAACATCATGAACTGGCGTTCCTTTCTTTTTATTGGTGTTAAATACAAGATCAACTCCGTCTGGTATCTTATCGGAATAAACAGCCATACCTTTTATGTAATGGGTTCCGTCTACAAGAATTCTAACCTGTGAATAACGAGATTCACCTAAAGATAAATCTGGAACGTTTCTTCGAATCTCAATCAATCCGTCTTTTTCAATACCGCCTTCTTCGTTGTATCTGATTTTTAAGCGCTTAGAATCTAAACTTGACGGATAATGAAATTTCTTTTCGATTGTATCCCCACCATCTCTGGATATATATTCTTTTAGAGAATTGATTTTACTATAATCATAGATATCTTTATGTTCAGTTCCAGGCGGACAAAGTACTTTTAAAGTAGTTTTCTTACCAGGATTAGTTACCTGATCGACACGCCCTCCATAATTTGGATATCCTTCTAATTCAAGAACATATAAAGCTTGTTTCAATTTCTCTGAGGATATTCCGAGTTCCTTTTCTACTCCCTTTCCAACATCGATCATGCCTTTTTCATCAACTAACTTTTTAAGCTCGTTCGCTGTTTTTTTAGCTTGATTCATCCGTGCTTCGGAATCCTCGTTAAGCAATGAACGAACCGATGAATCGTTTTTGAATCCCATTTTTTCTTTAATTTGATTTAACGACAAACCATCGGCTCTCAAGCTTTTCGCCGTTGCTACGTCCAAGGCTCTTCTCTCATCCTTCGCTAAACTAACCTGTGTTCTAAGCATAGTAGTCGAAGGAACTTCTTTCCCAAACTGAGTTGTTACGATTCCCATTGTTTCAGCTATTTCTTTCTCTGACATCCCGCTTTTCTTTAATTCTTCGACTCTTGCAAGGAAATCTCCACTATGCTGATATGGCTCTTTTCCGCTGCCCCAAGGATATCGACCAGATCGTCTGGGCATACCATAATGCATGAGCTCGTTGTCTTCATCGATTTCTTCAAGTGTAGGTTTATCATAATACGCCATGATTACACCTCTACTTTCCGTATGTCGTTTATCAATTTATCAAATAGTACAATTTGGTCCATTAGCGTAAGAATTTCATCAGCGTTAGGATTGTGTACCACAATATCGTCCGACTGATAGATTCTTAATTCTATTTCAATCGTCGTCGGATCGATCTTATACTCCAAACAAAAAAGAGCAGCGTATATTAACAACTGCTCCATATGGGCTGGAGTTATTCCAGTTTTCAAATCATGTATTCGCAAAAAGTTTTGCCTAAAGCTTATAGCATCAGCGGTACCAAAAGAATATTGCGAATAATATAAAACTTGTTCTGGTATCATTTTAAATCCGATAGCGTCATTGATATACATATTCAAAGTCTTCTTTGATTTGGATTGACGCTGTCCCAATCTTATAGCAAGAGCAGCATACTCATGAAGACGCGTCCCTTTTAAAGTAGCGAGATGATTTCTATAAGTGTTGATTAATTTATCTTCACTATAGTTTATCCAGTGATATTTACTGGCACCCAGAAAAGCGTGCAATCCTTCTAATTCTTTGTGTTGATTAAAATCCATGACAGCTTCTTACCTCCTAAAAAAGTCTTTTAGTTCGTTTAAAACAGTTTCTTTGTTTTCTGGATAAATGAATCTTGAGAATGACATCTCATTCAAAAGATCCACATAATATTCCTGATTTGGTTGTCGATGACTACCAAGTTCTCTCTTACACTCAAGAATTGCCCATTTGTCTTTAAACAAAATAAGAAGATCCGGTATACCTTGAATGTAACTTGAATCTAATTTCATGACGATGCAATTCTCGAACAACGACTCAAGCTGCTTAATTAAATCTGGCTGAAAGTCGCGTTCGAGTTTTTTTGTTTTCCTTCTGTTCATTACTTTGGTGCTTCTCCTTCCAAAAACAAAAAGAGCAATAACGTTCAGTTTTCGCTCTTCCTCTCATAACAGTGCATGTAATTTTCGCGTACCCAAAATAAAAGAAGTCTTGTGATAATTGACGAAAAAATACGCTTGTGGCCACTTGGCCACTTTTTTTGGCCTAACTTATATATATACCTTAAATTTTTTATCACATTAAATAATAAAAAAAAGTGGGTAAGTGGGCAAAACTCGGCAGCAGGTCTCGAGAACCCTTTATTTAAAGGCTTTTTTGCACTTCAAGTTGTGGCCACTTTCACTTTCAAAAGTGGGCAAATGGCCAGAAAAAGTGGGCAGAAGGTCTAAAATAAAAGTGTGAAAATCTGCTGTGGCCACTTTCAAACCCACTTTTGGTCAGTTTTCAAAAAGAAAAGTGGGCAGAAATTTCAATAAATCAAACCCACTTTAACTTTTATTTATCTACAATTTTCTTCAATCGTAGATAGACGCTCTCATACGCTTCCATTATTTTGGGCATCTGAATAGCAAACCAATCAACCATTTCTTCATTTGTTGCCCACGAACCAACCGAATTTGAGTCGTAACCCAAACCACTTTCATACAAAAAAGCATGTACAAGTTCATGCCTTAAATTTTTTAATTCATGTAATTGCATTGATTTATCATCATACGTCATGGGATCGCGATCAGCATCTTCGCGAATATGCTTCCTAACATGTATCCGTTTTGCATACCAGTCGCAATAACCATCACATGATTTATAATGCTCATCCATGGATAAAGTACACATGACAACATCGTAATCCGTACCCAACACATTTACTTTAATAGTATCCAAAATTTTTCTCCATTCACTTACTCCAGCCCATGTCTTTATAACGGGCTTCGTCTTTTTGTTTATAATTGCTTATTGTCCTTTCTAAACCAAAAATCTTTCTCTTCAACTTTTCGTTTTCTTCCTCTAACCAAACAACCTTTCTCCTAAGTTCATAGTTTTCTATAATTAAATCAAGCCTCAATAACTCACTCATACATCATCAGTTCTCTTACCATTGTAGACCATTCGGGATTTACCGGACAGTATTTCTGACCGATAAGTTCAGGAGTATCCAACCCAACCGCAAAGTAATTTCTTGATAAATTCCCAACAAAAGCATCTACTCCTTCTTCAATACTGCCAAAAGCAATAGGCACTTCATTTACGCTTAAGCCACCAGGATTATTCTTATAAACGTAGGCGTACGATTGGAACCAACCCGTTTCTAATCTGGCAATAGCCAGTGTCAAATCATATGGAACTCCGTACCTCTTACAGGAATTTCGTATTTGCTCCTCTATACTTAACTCTCTTACTTCTTCCTTCTCCTCTACTTTCTGTTTCTCCTCGACGGTCTTCATTACCGGAAGTTCGGCAATAGCCTTCTCCACGCTTTTGGTGTTGATTAGAGCCTCTAACTCATCAGCATTAGGTAGGTTTACCATTTCCATTTCAGTACTCTCAGAACCGCTAGAAACAGCATGTATATCTTCTACTACGGCACCGAATATTGTAAGTGTCATGACTGAAGCCGATAATACTAATTTCGTAATTTTATTTACCATATCCCCGTTAAGTCCTTCCCTTTCGCTAAATCGATACCTATTACAATTTGTTCCTTATTCCTCAACATCTTGTTTGGGTCTTCATTTTTGTAAAACGTTTCATTATATTGTTCGCCAATAACAGTTGTAGCTCTCCAAATATTAAAAATCGGATGTGAGTCATCAACCAACTCATACCCGACTATTCCGTTATAACCTTCTAATACCATATAGTATATTACCTCCTATAGTACATGACAAAAAGCACAACAGTGTGAAATAATAGACATATAAAACTTACTATAGTCATGAATAAATATTTATATCCTTTTATCTCACGTGTGCCTATGAAATAATAAGTATGTAGATTTCTACTAAAGTTGTAAGCCCATACTATCATAAGTATCCAATTTAATAAGAAATAAGTAATGCATTCCATTATTCGTCCTCTCTTTTTTCCCTATCTGTGATATAGAACGCTACTACATATTTATTTTCTTCAATGTCAAACCTGATATCACCCATAAATCTAAAAAGAACATGTCCATCCAATGAAACATAACCTATTGGATACGTAGGTATAGCTTTTGAACCAGTGAAATAACGAATCTTCAAGCGTTCTTCGAATTCTTTGAAATTTTCTTTATTGATTCCATATGGCTTCAAATTATAAAATATGAAATCTATAAAAAGATCTCCACCGTCAATATAATTACCAGATCGTTTTACACATTCATCCACGTAAACTGATAATGTTTTCATTACTCATTCTCCTCCACTTTAACTCTCTTTTTCGCTTCTTCCATAATTTCGTTACAAATTGGAATATCACTAAGGGACTCTCCAGTAATCAACTCAGAATAAGGTAGTGTCGTAATCCAATCGCAGAAACCAAGATATACAGATTTACCCCATTCCTTGGCTACTGTAGTATTACAAGAATGTTCACTCCACTCATCCAGCTTGTGGTTCTTACGACTCTTATAAATATTTGCCAGAACTTCGTAATTCATCATCACAGTTCTCTTTTGGTTATAGCTGCTCGGAAGAATCTGAATCATCTGCCACAAGTATTTTTTGTCTTTGGTTTCGAGATATTTATTTCTGCTTTTATTTAAAATCGGAATAACTACTTCTGATAAAATATCTAGTGGCATAAATTGACAATATATTGGCCCGTCTTCATGAGCGTCGAGTCCGTCTAATAGATGTTCAAAACTAAAATCCTCCAGCGTAAACTCCTTCTCATGAATCTTATGCATCGTGCTACAAGAGTTCGCAACAGTTCCAACCTTATATGTATCGAATTCTTTCCACCAATACAAAGGTGCTGTAATATCCACATACACAGTAATCATCCGCATGAACTTACGATGATCGATACCAGCATTGCAAAGACGTTTCATTAGGTCATAGTCGTTTGGCCCGATGATATATTCTGTCGAATTACACATCGACTCATATGGCATATCACAAGTCCTTCCGTCTTCCTTTCCACATAATCCGCGTTCGCAACCGAATCCACTATCACTCTTTCCCCAACTATTCATCGGATTCCGCATACCTCTAATGGCAGCTTCCCAACCAACTACTTCAGTATTTTCAAATTTAATCATTGTTTTTCAGTCCTTTCTTTTTCAGATACTTTAAATATTTTCGATATCTTCTACTATACTTTTTAAGAATCAGCTCAAGCATTATGCTGTTTGTTTGCTCGGTTGACTCAGATATTGTTGTAAGATACGGGTACTGCTCTTTATCGTCTATTAAAGTTTTAAATATTAAATCCAAAGCAAACTGAGCATCTATAGGTGGATCGCATAATTCAAATTCTTTATTCTCATACCATTTATGAATTCTCTTATGAAACCCTTCAAAAGATATATCATTAGGTCATATCATTTCTCTTTTCCTTTCAGCTTTCTACCACAGATAGGACAATAATTGATTCCGGTAACTAAACCATTGTTTTTCGTACCATGAATGTCATAACCATATGCTATTAATCTGTTTGGATACTGAATAGCAATTCCCCTGTCGTCGGTTTTACCAATAGCTAATGCTTTTCCACCGTCACAATACTCGCATCCAATTGCTTCATCTGTAATTTTTTCTATTTTCATTTCTTATTCTCCTCTCAATTCTTTACTTGCTTTACCAAATATTTCGCAATATTTGCACACCGTTCAGAGTTTTTACATGTTACGTTTGTGACGGTCATTAATCTTCCGTTTTCAGAATACAATTTTCCACGCTTGCTACAGGTTCGAAAGCGTCACAAGTATGACAATATTCTGCAACTTTTAATTTAATCATTACTTTTACCTCCGATATCCATTGTCTATGTAGATATGTCCCATCCTAAAATCAGGACAAGAAAAAACTATATCTACGTTATCATCTTCCATAGCAAGACTCCAAGGGCGGAATTTGTGTGGATCTTCACTATAATTACTATTAAACAACCTTTCTATAGCTTTTTCAGCATTACCTTTATTACGACAAACTTTTTTATGATAACAATCATCGCAGCTTGTTTTTAATTTAATCATTTATTTGTCTCCTTTCTATGTTATAATTTTTTAAATGGAGGTGGCTTTATGAAGCTTACTAAAAATGAACACGACATTTTAATACATTGGATTAAAACAAACTTTATCCCTAGAGCCACCATTAACCATAGTATACACTCGTATAATATTCAGTATCTTTTTGAAAAGGTATATGATAATGGTTTTTATGTCGATAACGACACCATAAAAGATGCTATGTTAGAATGTGGTTTCCGAACCGATAACTCTAGGGATGTCAATAGGCATTTTAATGTTTCTCAAAAATCTCCAGCTGTTCAAACACGTCGCGAACACTTTTCCGGTGACTCAAAGGTTCGGAGGCTGTGATTGTAGCAGTCTGCCATTTCTCGATAACTTTGTTATAACCGATAGCCCTAAGAACGCTAGCTAGAGTCGTTTTTCCGGTAGCACCTTGAGGTCCATTGATTATAATGAAATCATATCGCCTCATAGCAGCAATCAATTTTTTAGCTTCTTTAGGTCCGAGAAGTTCTTCAAAATATTCTCTGACCTTTTTTGGTATTCTTTTAAACGTGAACTCTTCTTGGTAATTCGGCAAACCTAATCCTTTATATGTTTTAACTTCTATCATGTTTTCCTCCTTATGAAATAAACTTAAGAAACACTAAGACCAGCCAAATACCAGTCGCAATTAATAAATCAAACCCCCATCCAAAACACATACAAATCAGCCATAAAATACCGCAGGTTATAATCCATGACATCAACAAAACCCCGGCAATAATTAGCATAAAACTTTTCATTTCTTTTTCTCCTCCGTATCTACTTTAAACATATACTTGACTTGTGCTTTAAAGTTGAAAGGTTTGTCCGTATTCTTATTAACCGGATTAGCCAAACACTCATTGCATGGGTCGCATGTTTCTACCAGCTTCGCATACTCACAATACTTGCAGTACCGTGCAAACAGCACCTCTCTAAAATCTTCAGACATTAGTATTTCAGCCATGATCTATTTCTCCTTAGGCAACTTCTCTGATTTTATCATTTTAAATTCATCGATTTTTGAGTTGACATATTCCAAAATGATAGAATCTTCAATTTGATTAATCTGGTCGATAATCAAATAACATTTAAGCGACTTCTCTCCATTTTCCAGAGTAATCACAACCGCTTTTTCTGTTAAATCATCAACGACAATACTTAATTTAATGCGGTTATCATGAAGCTCCTTCAAAAGTCTATTAAAACTATTCTTCATTTTGGTTCCTCCATGAATTTCTTGTATTCTTTTTTAAAATACTGCATTACCTCATCGAACCAATCATAAAGTTCCTCATCTGTAGCCTCTTTAAAAAAATCTTCTGATAAATATTTCTCTACATGAAATTTACCAGTTGATAAAACAAATCTGAATCTATTACCAAATCTCTTCATTTCTATTTTATCAACACCATACGGACCTAATAATCCTTACAACATAATCATAGTTTCGGGCAATCGATTATTAAAACTATTTTTCATTTTGGTTCCTCCTTATTGATTTTCATGTCTAAAAAGATCTTCAAGCTCTTCTGGAGTAGGTTTATGAATTTCTCCGTTATTAGCTCCGTAGAATTCGTTGATTGTTGAAAGTGTTACTACGCCGTATAATTTTTCTATCTTCCAAACAATAAGATACATTTTTGATATATCGGAGCGCTTAATAATATATCTTTTGGAATCTGGTGGTCTAGTACCCAGTCTTCGCTTTAATTCATTTACGGATGATGTAGAAATTCCAAGTATTTCACTAGCCTCTTCTACGGTATACGTCTTATTTCGGATATCTTCTCTAATACTGGTCATGTTAGACATCTCCCGGTTTTCTGTTCAACGACTTTTCTACATCAAAGCCATTAGGGTAACGTTTCTTAAGTTTTTCAATATTAGCCACCATAACATCATCTAAATCAATCCTATAAGCAGAACAAATCTCGGCTATCATCCACAAACAATCGCCAAGTTCCTTTTTCAGATGTTCGACCTCAACCGGATGACCCTGATATGATTTCTGATAAACACCAGCAACCTCTCCAGCTTCTGAACATAAGCCAAACACTCCATGATGTAACATATCTATCGCATTATCATTAGCTGTAAATAGGTTTTCATTCAGATAATCGAAGCTACAAGTTCGCATAGCTAATTTCTGATATTCATTTCCCGTCATTATTTTTATCCCCTTTCATTTATTGGTATTGATTTTTCTCAGCCTCGCCATACTATTCTTAAATATTTCGAAAGCCTCGTTAGCTGTAACTCCCAGAAGGATATCGTCTTCTTGTGGTATCCATTGTTTGAATATATCGTAATAATTAGAGCCGCTATAATTTGTTCCTAAAGCCTTCTTTGCTACAGCCATAGCTAGTCCTTTCTCCTTATCAAAATCATCGCCCACCTGAGCCTTTACTACCGTCTTAGATCCATCACTCCAAAATACGATAGTAGCCGGTTTATTGAATATTACTTTTACAATCGTTGGTGGACGATTACATACTGATTTTTCCCTAAACAAACTATATGATTCGTACAGTGATGATGTAGATATTCCCAATATACTGCTTACATCTTCTATGGTGTATGTTCCGTTAGGTACTTTCTCTTTCAGTTTGATTTTTTCAAATGTTTTTTCTGTTTCTTCAATGTATACAATAGTGCTTATCAAACTCTGACTTGTATACCACTCATTCGTTGTAGCGTTTTCCGGTATATACAACCAATAAGGTGGGTTGAAGTAATAATCAAAGCTTAATCCTACCCAACATGCAGCATTTGCCGTTGGCAAAAACTGTACCGAACATCGTTCCGTAACAAAGCCGCGTGACCGTGTGCCTATTCTAGACACACCATATTTATCTAATCTTTTTACAATATCAGGTATTTCGTCCTTTATATGACGATAACTACAGTCGCACCCAACAACAATCTTATAAGTCATTATTTTTTACCTTCCTTTTCTTTAGTTATAGTTATTCCTTATCGAATTCGAACAGTATAATGCCGTTCGGTTTAAATATAATTTTATACTTGTACTTGTTCTCTTCCTTCCATTCCATCTGCCTGAAACAGATATTCACCGGTAATGTTGTTCATGAATACTATCCGACGCAACACTTTAAACTGTTCTGCATCTGCCTTTTCTGGATCTTTCTAAGGTATCTTGACTTGTATGCATCGATATCTATCTCCACCCAATCTTTATCACCAACGTCCATTTTAAAGAACCTATTGATTTCTACTTTCTCGCCACCAGGTTTTACAGCATTGAAAATTCCAACAGTATCGAAGTCTCCCATCAATTCGTCTGTTAAAAAGTCTTCACAATAAATCCTGATTGGTTTGGTTGACGGGTAATAAGGAAACGTGATAGGGAATAGTTCTTTGGCAATGTCCCTAATTAACCCAAAATGATAAGCTACATCCGGTTTATTGACATCAACACAAACAAATGAATTGGTGTCGCTATATGTCACCGTTCCATCTTTATAAACTCGTTTGAATAAAGAGCTCATTCGCTTGCATTGATATGTTTCATATTCTTCACAGTCAAAGAATTTATCAAGCTCCCATACATCCTCAGTATCATCAATAGGCCCGAGTGGTTTACCATCGATAAGACGATTTAAAATGTTCTGAGTAAAACCAATACTCATGTCAGAATGTCCATCCTCCAACAAGCTATTAAATGCTTTTAATGCACTCTCATAGCAGGCACATTCGTAATCAAATTCGCCTTCTGGAGCATTACCTCGCTCTCTTTTACAAGCAATTTCAACCTCTCTTTTAGCCCATTCTTTCATTGACATAATATTTGTCCTCCTTTATATTTTTTACAAACCAAAAAGAAAGAGCCCAATTATCTTGAGCTTCTCTCTTTGTAATTAAAAATGCATACTTCTGGATATCTTTGTTTAACGACATCTACGAATTGATCGTATTGTTCCTTCAAACACTTTACCGTTAGTACTATCCCTTTTCCGTCAACCAAATGTGTGGTGTAGATGTTTCCATCATATCCACTACATAAAGCAAACTGAATACCGGATATAAATCCTTCAGTGTGTTCTAGTCTTCCTAGTTTACAATCCTCTCGTATCAATGTTTTAAATATCTCCATAAAAAGCATCTCCTTTCATTATAGAAGTTGTTAATTATGCGTAGTTTATCACCATTTAACATACTTTCCTTCGTTGAATTTTTTCTTCCTCGACAACGTCTTACTGATGGCTAAATCAATTCCCGACCTACTTTTGATATGGTAGTAATATAAATCCTTGTAAGAAGTGTTTAGCCGGTCGATTCGTCCACACGCCTGCTTCAATACTTTATATGAATAATTCTGACTGTAGAAAATAATGGTATCCGTCGTAATACAGTTCCACCCTTCATTTCCTGCGGTGTACTGAACTAGATATACCCATGTATCACCATCTGGAACTGGTTGGTGAGCATGACCAGACCATTCAGCTATTTCTACACCATCACCATAATATAAACCTAACAAAATATCTCTTTCATAATCGAAATTGTAAAATATGATTGCCTTTGGATGCTTCTCCATCAGTTCAAGTAAGGCTACCTGTCTAGATTCATCAGTGTTTACGATTCGTCTTAGGACATAGCATAGACCTGATGGCTGTTTTATCGGTTTATTCTCATACGGATTCCATCGTCGTTTCACGGTGTCTTTAAATTTCTGAATGTCATAACTTGCGTAGATATCTTCATGATGCGAAATTGTTTTCCTATCGAATTCCATATCTACTAATATCCTATTTCTTAACCGTATCAACCGCCCTGTGTTTAAATATCGATCTATCTTTGGATATTTTGTAAAACGAGAATATATCACATGTTCTCTTATAAACTCGGTCTTATTTCTATAGAATCCATTAGCTACAAAGACGGGAATATAATCAGACCACGTATCTCCGGGCGTGGCACTAAGTAATATCCATTTATTACTTTTTGCTATCTTATAAAAAGCTTTCACCCAAGCACCGCTTCCAACTAAACGCTGTTCATCAAATATGAAAAAAGCACCCTTTATTTCAGAGTACTTCTTAATATTATTCCAACTGTCAACTACTATTTTATTATTGTAGTAGTTTTGATCTTTTTCTGAAGACATCAAGAATGGGACTAAATCACCTTCCCATTCTAAAGTATCTCTCTTGCGAGCAGTGGTGATTATATATAAGTCTTTGGGGTTATTCATAGGGATATAATCTTCACCGATACCTCCACCATTCTCCTTGAAATAATAGCCTAAGGCTGTACGAGATTTACCGGTACCAACACCGCCACATAATATACAACCATTACGAAGCTGACTTATAGCCTTAAGTTGATAATCATATAAACCTACTCCCATTTAGTCCTCATCTTATCCATCATCTTTCTATCAGGAATAGCCTCTAACATATCGTATGATCGTATTGCTTGTAATTCTGCATTTATCTCATCGATAAACTGTATATCTTTTATATTAACCCTTTCTACTACTCCTTCCGAGAATTCCACAATCGCATGTGCATAACTAATTTGTCCACCGGGATGTCCGCCAACCATTGGGCTCTGGCCGACCACATCCATATAATGTTCCCATGTATGAAAATATCCAATCTCTCCTTTTACTCTACATAACCTCAATTTATTTTCATTCATTTGTCATTACCTCTTTAAGTTTACTTTCAGCCTTACAAAGTATATCTTCCACCGTAGTACGTGTTTTATCACTAAGTTTTATATAATCTTTGTGTTCCGAATACCAAGTAAATAAACCAAATAAATCACCTTTGCTCCAACTAAAAGACCACCAATCGCAGACCATTTCTAAAATATACTCATAAGGCATATCGAGAATATTTACTCCTTCATCTGGATCATCATTATTCAAAATCCAATATTGCCAATGATGCGGATTTCTATGAATATGCTTAAGCCAAGCTAACTTGAAATCCTGAACAACTTGATATGAGCGATTGCCTCCATAAAAATACTTATCATATGCCTCGTATTCGTCCGGTTCTGTTTTGGAGAAATCATGCGAAAAACAGATCTGATGCGCTAAACCCTCATCTGTGACAATCTCTGGAAGATTAGTCTTGATCCATTCAAATCCTTTTTGAACGTTTGTTTTATGCTGATTCAAATAACTATCATACTCTTTGCTCATTTATCGTTACCTCCGTATTTATATTTGTAATATTCGTCGATAAAAGCTTCACATTTATCGGTTAGCATTTGATTTCTTTCAACCTGTAAATCAAAATAATGCTCCATCATCTGATGAACACGAGCCACAGGTATTAACATTTCGCCATCGGTATAAGCTTCATCATTATCTTTAAACGAATACTGTTCCGCAAAATCTTCCCATTTATCAGGAAACATCATTTGATCTTTGATACCCATTTTTTCTTTTATCTGGATTAAAGATAATCCAGCATCTCGAAGACTTCTTGCGGTGGTAACTTGTAATGCTCTTCTTTCATCTTTTGCAGTCATTATTTATTTACCTCCTAATTTATTAAAACTATTGGCTGTTTCCTCTTAAAATCCTACGGCGCGCACTCCGGACTTCGGTTTACTGGACATTTAACCGGGCATATACTGAGCCGGCACCTAATAAATTTTATTTAATCAATATTGTCATAATATCTGGAAGCAAATGGGTCAGAACTAAAATCCTGTTCCACGTACATAACTTTGATATATAACGATTTACGCCCTGTAGTTTTATTAATATATGGATTCAGCGTCGCATTTACGTTACCAATACATTTATCATCGGCAAGTTTATCGACGAGAGCAACTGATTCCTCATCAAGCGTGACCGGTTTGTTATCGCCGGATACCAGTCTGATGATCGGCGGACGGCCTGTGTCATAATTAGCTCTTACGGATACGAAGAACTCAGGAACAAAATCTTCTTCCTCACCAGCTCTCGGTTTAGTTTCTTTGACATTGAAGCCATCGTCAATCATTTTCATTGCTAAATCATAATCGGGAATGACGATATTACACTTTCTTGCATCAGACCCAAAATTATCTCGTTGTGGATCCCCGGACAAATTGGTTCTATATATGAATCGTGTGTTTTCAATAATAATACTCTCTGTATTTCTGTATTCCATTTTTATATTCTCCTTTTAGTTTTTAAAATCCGGTAACGGATCTGTTTTTAATCCAATCAAATCTGTAGCTAATGTACCGCAATCCAAATATATTGGTCGCCCTTGGTCATCATAAGGTGGTCCTATATATGGGTCGTCTGAAACGAACCACTCAAAATCTCCATACTTTGATATTGCTTCGATTGCTTCATTTGCTAAATTGTCATAATAGCTTTTATCAATATCGTCTTCCTTGTGCAGCTCCTTGACCATTTCAGATTCGAGCCATCGATATCCTTTTGTGCCAGCGGCAGCATAATATTTTCCTTCATTCTCACGATATAACACACCGCCTCCACAATCAGGCTTGATAGGACAGAATTGACCAACCTTGCCAACAAATATGTATTCGTGACCAGAATCAATTATCGACTTCAGCTCATCTGTAGCTGCTTCATATTGCTCTGCTGACATGTTACATTCACCGTCTCGAAGATCTTTCTGTATTTTAAGAAGTTCTTTCTCCTCTTTAGTTACATCCGCTAGTCCTTCATTCATATCCAAATATAAAGTTCCTTTGGATACAGCTTTTGTTTCACACATATCTTCAAAGGTGATAGGTTCTTTCGTAAATAAATTCTTGAAGACGTACGGAATCTGAAACTGCGTACCCGTTGCGGTCCAATGACCATCGCTTGCGTCCTTAGCGATATATACAGCATCGTTTACCAAACACATTTTTTCATATGTTGCCTCATGCTCAAATTCATATCCATACAACTTTCCATAATCCATTACGAATTGGATAATCTCCGGGGTAGCATCAGGAATCTTTATTGAATCTGTTTTGATGTGTGCCACGGTAAAGCCTTGATTCTGGACCTCATGTTTAAGATTGATCATGAATAATGCTCCACGTTTTGCTACTATATTATCCTTATTACGTGTATCTCTAAACGGATTATCAAATTTTGCTGATGTTAATCCATATACCGAATTAATAGCAGTTTTCAAAGCGTTTGCTAATTCCTTAGATGTCATCTCGCCATTAATCACTTTTTGGATATAAGGAGTTAATTTTCCATCCAGGATATGATTTACCGACTCCCAGTCCTCATGCTTAATGGCCACACGACCGTCTACGATTTCTTCAAACTTCTTTGTGAATTCATCACCAAATAGTTTTTCAGCGATAGCACTGTGCGGATGCATAGAAATTATATCCAACAAAGCAGCCATGCCATAGATTCCAGGTTCAGCATAAACATATCCACCTTCACCAACTTCTTCATCTCTATACGTGGACTTTCCAAATTCATATTTATATCCAGGAAATACGGGTCTTCCATCTTTATCGAATCTTGTGTAATCATCATATCCGATAGGTACATAATCTGATAAATTTGTTTCGCCCATGTCGCGATAGTTGAACTGGCTTTGTGGATTTTTGTTATTACCAAATATGATCCTCTGCGTGAGAGTATTAGTTGTATCATTCACTGTCATTCCGGCGATATCAGCTAGAATCTGTCTAGCCGTCCAGTCCGCAGATAGGTAATTGAACGCAGCTTCTGTGGCTACAACATCATTTGTACAATAATCAGCTACTTTCTCCCATAAGTATTCCGGAACTTCTTTGTCCCACGGCAATCCGAGTTCTTGGTGATGGATACCCATCTCGATTTCCAATTTCTTCAGGCTTTTTTTATTACCTGCTGACGCAAAATCGTAAATATCGGTATATGACACGTTATATGCCTCGCCAAAGAAAGCATTTCGATTACCGGATATTATTTTTTGTGAAAGATTATAAAGCTGTTCATTTGTATAACCAATTAAACGAGCATACAAAATATGGTTGTCATATCTTCTACAATTAAAACCGACCAATCGAAAACGCATAAGCTCTTCGACCTCGGCAGGGCTCGGATTGATCATTTTTACAACCGGCTTATCTTTTCCCTCTATCTTCCAACAAATAACGAATAGATTGGGAAATACCTCTACATCATAAAATATAAGTTTGGCATCGTCATTTTTTACATTTTCTGACGGCTCCAAGGATTTAAACTGCATCTTATTTACCAACTTAATACAGTACTCCGAATTATGTGAACTGCTTGCTGCGAATGCTAAAACTGCATTACGCATATCAGTTACATCATAGTTCAATCCGCTCGCATAAGCATCTCCTAAAATTTTATGTATAAAGTCAATACTTGGTTTCGTTGCTGGGTGTATGTCTTTGTTAAGATTACGCTTAATCAAATCACGTATTCCTTTTTCACTTTTTACAGTTCCAAAATCAACCATCTTATCGTCTCCTTTCAATGGTAGCCCTGAACTAATGGTTGCGATAGGCAGGTTATTACATTTTGTTAGCTTTCGCCTTAATGAACTTTTGCCTACTGATACTTTTATTTCGATATGCTCACCATATAAACGGTTAAGCTTATTAACATCCCCGTTGTAAATATAATGCAGATGCATTCCTGCTCCACTTTTGCTTAGCTCGGCATACGTAGCAGGCCATTTATTGGCAGCCTCTAAATTCAATTTGAAGTTTTTTTTACCATTCTCGTCTGGTATATCGAAATCTATCACTATATGATTTTCAGGAACTTTGACATAATGAAGTCTGGAGGTATCCAAATCGCATAGATGTGTTTTTACTTTATCCCAAGCTTTCATAGGAATACCGCCATCACTAGCGTACTGCGCTGGCGAGTTTGCAGTTTCCTTGTCAAACAGGGACTCTGTACAATTAAACTCCAACCAATCATTCTCAGTTACAACCTCCGATACATTTCCATTCGGATCAGAAGGTGTATCAAAAATATCAGCTTTAAACAATCTGTAGTAATTACGAACTCTGGTACCATCTTCAAGTAATGCCCTTTCCTCGAATTCTACAAAATAATTCTTTAATTCTTCTTTGAAAATGCGCCTAGGATTCGGATATTGTACTCTTGCATCGTCGCAGTACTGCTTATACATCTCCCAAGCTGCTTTCAATGTTGTTCCATCATCTTTTTTGAATACGAAATATGAATCCTCAACAAAGTTATAAAAATCATTCGTTGCTCCCATCATATTTTTTGGAATATAACTGTCATATCTCGCAGGGTTAGCTAAGTAGACATCTCGACAATGATAAGCGATACCTCCAAGTTCAAAAGAAATTTGATTAGTTAACCGTTTATAATCAGCAGCACTTACTTTATCTCCTGTTGGAGAAACGTCAATCAAACGTCTGATGAGTCCCGATTTTCCGTCAGTGATCCGAACAGGCTTATTGGTACCTAAAAATAAAAAGCACTTAAACTGATTAGCATAAGTGCTTTTGAACTTTTCATTGATCGTCATCAACTCATGAGAGACCAGACTATTAAGTCTCGTGTTATCCTCTATCCGTGATAGATCACTGTCGTGCTGAATAGCGACTAAAGGATTATCTTTAAACGCCTCAAGGGCAAATGCGTTATTAGCCGAACCCAAAGCTTTAGCGTCTACAATCGAGCAATATCCATCGAATAACTTCTGTATTATGTTCAATACCGTCGATTTACCGGTACCGGCAGAACCGTACAAAACCATGAATTTCTGTATGATTTTTGAATCGCCACTAACGATAGCGCCAATCGCCCACTCCAGTTTATGACGTTCTTCTTCCGAATATAGAATAGACATCAATTCGTTATATGCTGATATATCACCCGCTTCTAATGGATATGCCAATCGTCTACTTGCGTAGTCCTCTTTCTTTGTAATGTCATTCGAAAATATAAGCTTCTCATCAAGCATGTGATAATTATCACGCATCTGTCGCTGACAGTATTTATGCCAACGATCCACAACTCCGCTATCAGCATCCCACATATATAATACATGAATACTTCCCTCAAACTTGCTTTTATTGGCTTCGGCATACTGCTTTAATTCTTTATCCACAAGTCTAATGACATCCTGTTCATCGGTAGACCAGAGACCTCGTTCCTCTATCCAGACCGCATAAAAATCACCACCACGAATCATAAGATCATTACTCTTCTTTATTATGAATTTTGGATATATTTCGATGACACCTTGTTTTGGAGAACGGTATGAGATCATCAGAAAGTCAATCATAGATCATTGCTCACTCCCTCCCCTATATTGAAAAATCGTAATTCTCATCAAGATAAAACATAAGTTGATACCATATTTCAATCTCTCTCATATCATATTGGGTATCAACAGTGAATAATCCACCTCGGCCATTAGGATCGTATTCACGATTTAAAAATCGTCGAACAACCCGTTCAGTATATTTAGCATCAAATCGAGAATCACACATATGACCGAGCCCTAGATTGACAATCATATTCCAGAACCACTGTCCCATTCTGTTTCCAGCATCAGGGTCATCCATTATAGTATCTTCAACCTTATATGCCAAAGCAATCATCATTTCCAATACACTACATGGTCTAGAATCTGTACACCCAAAGTGATGTCTGAAATCAATGCCGTCGCATGCTCGATTACCATCTTTCTCTAAAATATATATGAATTCTGTATCGTATAAATAAGACAGAAGCTTGTGATATGACAGATTCTTTTCGAATCGCTCGTCGCACACAAGCTTGTATAGGCAGTCGAAATACTCGGCATTCATTCGACCACTCTGCATCATCCTTCCTGCTGATGGTCTACGGTATCGTAAACGTCTGCGTATTTGCGAGTATCAAGTGTGATTTCGTAATCAGTCTCTAATTCATCGTTACGGACGTACAAAATATCATCTTCAAACTCTCCAAAATGTCTTAACGACTCATATCCTACCGTGCCTTCGATATCATCGACTAGGTCATCGTTCTCGTCAGCAAGGTGTTTATCGTCATAATACGTCCAGCATAATTCTTCATAATCATCGAATTCGCCAAATTCCTCAGGCGAGATTACATAAGGTCCATCCACAGGCTCCACCTCCTTCTTTTTTTCAGGTTCAAAATATCCCGAATAATTAACTTTATCCAAAATATTTTTATAATCCTCTTTCTCTTTCTTGTTAATTTTATCCGCCGATGCATCATCTTCTTCCGGTTTCTTTGAAAACTTAGAAAAAGTCTCCTTAACAGAATCGATGTCTTCCTTTGCAATCTTTTCGTATTTCTTTTTAAAATAATTCCGCGTTGAAGCTGAGCCAAACAATCCTCCCAATATAAAGATTAATACTGTTTTTTTCATTAACTACTCCTCCTCATCCAAATCGCTTTTTACGGTTAAAACTGTAACGGCGAGACTCCCAAGAAACAATGATGCGCTTAAAAGTATCCCGCCGACAATATGCCTTTTCTTTTTTGTATCCAACACTGTGTCAATTACTGTTACCACGTACTCTAGTCCTTCCATCATTCTTACCTCCCGATAATACAAAAAGACCACTTACCAAACAAGCACATGCCATTGAAGCTAATGCATAGGATATGAAACTTAATTTATTCATTATTTACCTCTTCCTTCTTAACTCTGGAGTAGATAACAATAGTCAAACTGATCCTGATAAGGATTACCTGAGCCAATGCCGTCTACTCCTAACGTTCACATCAGTTCCCAGATGTTTCCGTCAACATTGAAATCTAAGATGATGTTTCTTTCATAGCCATTTACAAACCAGCTTTTTGCTACGTCATTCAAGTCGTATATTCCGAAATCTATATAATTATCACCGATCGGATGGGATTCGTTATATATCCAACCAACGACACGACTTGCTTTTGTTTCCGGAATACCGAGCATTTCGTATACCTCGCTCAAGAACAAGTATCCTTTCGCTTTTAATTTATCGTTCGCATAACGTTCCTGTTTACGCAAAAACATTAAGTTATACTCTGCGTCTTTTTCCCAATAGGGATTCCCTTCAGCAAAGAATTTGGCGTAATCACTAAATTTATCAATCTCTGCTGTCTCTACGATTTCGTTTACAGTTTTTTCTTTTCCGTTTTCGTCAACGGTGTTCTTCTCTATAGTTTTGGCTTTGATGTTATATCTAAGCTCTTTATCCACCTGGTCGCCAAATCGCTCTACAACTCTACCACGATACTCTTTAAACCCTTTATCAATCGTCGCGTAAGCAGCAGCTAGTGCGACGTTGCGTTTACAAATGATACGATGCGACATAAGGATACTAGCTAACGACAATGTGCCTAACACAGCTGATGGTCCATACAACTTAACAAATTTAATTCCTGTTTGAACGTAGACGATACGTAAATCCTGCTTAGTATCTTCTTCCGTATATACCGCACCTTCGGGTAAAGTTTCAGGTTTAGATGCTGCTGCATGAACAGCGTCTAGATCTTCTTTTGACTCAGTCAGAATGTCATTAATTTTTGTCGTAGCTTTACATGCCATTACCGTGCTGGCTACTACACCGACAACTCCAGCCGCAATAAGAATTGCTGGACTTTGTTTTCGAATAGCAAAACCAGCCTTATACATCATCCGAGATGTTTTCGTAAAATCTATTTTTTTCATTGTTATTTATCTCCTCTCAATAATACGTCAAATTTCGATAAGCCGGAGGTTTCAAGTTCCAACTTGTGTTCTTCTAACCCTTCACAAATAAGATTACGTATTTCTTCATAGGAAAGAGGTTTTTTCCATCGAATTTGTAAATCAATCTTTGTTTTTGCTTTTGAATCAGAGATAGGATTAATTTCGAAGAACGATAAGAGTGGGTTAACCTTGTCCTTTTTCATTCTATAACCTATGGTACAACCGGCAATGAGCATACATGTACCATAACAAAGAACAACTAATTCTTGCTTGTTATCTACTGCCCAGTTTTTGATTTTTTTAAAATCTAATTTTTTCATTGTTATTTATCTCCTTTTTATTTGCGGAAATCTCTCCGCCACACGCTGCATAACCTGCTAAATCAACAAAGCTATCTTCGGTTGCTGTACCTGTTTTGATTCGTGCAATTTTTAGTATTGACATCATCATAGACACGTCAACCGCTGTAAGCTTGTGTCCGGTGTATGTAGACCATAGATCCGCAATGATTGTAAAATTATCTTCAGGTGTTCCATAGTCATCTGCACGCTGCCCGCATACACAAGTCTTAGCTTTATCAAGTATTGTTTCTCTCGTCACTTTATCCCCATTATTAATTTCAGGCAAACCTTCTTTTTTACGGAATTGATTCGGCGTGACCCTCGTTAATAGATTAATCGGTTTCGGTAATTCCAAAATAAAACCATCTTTAGTAGGAATGAGATTGCATTTATTTAGGGTAATCCATCCAAAATCATAATCATCTGAACTTCCTGTAACACCGATAACATCATGCAAGTCTCTTACCGAAGCATACCCATACTCTTGTATTACTTTTCTCAACATACCAAAAATATGCATAACCTCTTCCACACTACCGCCTTTAACCTCAATCATATTTCATCCTCCTAATCAATTGGCTGAACTTTAGGCATGCGAAGTACATATCCTTCTCTCACTCTGTCGATACGCGCTTTTCTAATATCATCCCATCCATAATTGTTATCAGTATAACTGCCTGTAACACCGACAATGTCATATAAATCCCCTACTGAAGCAAACCCATAATCGTCGATCGTCTCCTCCAGCCTCATCAAAACTGCTTCTGCATCTCCGCGACTTCCAAGAATAACTTCATCATAACTATATGTACTTCTTGTCGCAGGTCTATAACTACGACGTTCGTTCGAGTAATCGCTATAGTTTCTATAAGAGACTTTGGATGCTGCAACACCGGATTTTTTCGTATGCCCCATTTCGCCATATAAAATCATATCGATTCCGTTTGTTACCACTTCAGAAATGATTTTCTTGAACGATGGAATAAGGATATCGAATACTACCGATTCTTTTACTTTTGATATATCGTCTGAGATGAATACATCTGTGAATTTTCTTACTTCGGATTTTTTCTTCGTCTTCACAGACCCGGTAACGATTTTATCGCACCGTTTCTCTCTTTTACTTTTATGTGAATTTGCTTTAAATTCGTCCATTCCTTCATGTCCTTTCGTCTTCCAGGATTATATCCCCTGGTAAATGTATCTTTACATTCGCTGTATAATTGTTCTCTTTCTTGAATCTATACTCAAGGTTGGAACGCGCTTTCCTTTTGGTTGGTGCGTATGTTGACCCAAACCAACGATGAGCTACACATTTGCCAAAATAAAGCACTGGTCCGTTATAAATATAAAGTTTCATGTTTATACCCCTTCGCAAAAGAAAAAAAGAAAGATACTCTTATAAAAGTATCCCTCTTCTTAACATTAGTCTTCGACTTCGGTTTCTTCAACCTCAACGTTTTCAATGACTGGGTCAACGATTCCTTTAGATTTATTGAATCGTTCCTTTATCTTCAACGCTGCGGGTTTTACCAGCTTTTTGTATGCTACCGTACTTAACGCACCAATAGCTACTCCTGCTAATAACCCCACAAGGTTGTTCGATCCAGTTGCCTCTTCAAATTCATCCTCATAAACTTCGCTTGTAACCTCGTTTTCATTTACTTCGTTTACATTAATTTCATCCATTTTATTGTCCTCCTTGATTAATGTTTCTCATAATACTGTTTGTTTTTTTCGCGTGTTTTTAGTATATCTGTGAATAATCATATTTTGGCGGTATATTGAAATCGACTACCAGACACGGTGTTCCGTCTGTTGCGAGCATTGCATCTTTTTCCACTTCCAACAACCCCCAGTCCGAACACCAGCCGAGTACACGACCTAATTCAATGGGTTCGAGTCCTAATTCTACATAGAAATCGTTTAAAGAAATATACATTTCTTGTGTCATTTCTCGATTCAAAACGTTTATAACTCTGTTTATCTGCTCTACATCAGACTTGAAATAACGTCCTGACAAACTGTCGTAACAAAGAGTATCGCCTTTTTTTGTAATAAATACTTCTCTATTTTCAACAGGATTAGACGTTAGATTTTTCTCATATACTTTTTCCTTAACTTCTTTTTCCTTTTTTTCCCCGATAGTTTCCACTACCGCGTTTTTATAATCCAATAATGCAGCCTCTGAGATTTTATAGGCGGTTGTCAACATTGCCATTCTTTTTGTATTTATAGAATTGGCACCAAGCAAGCAAACCGTAGAAGCAGAACCTAAAATCATAGCCGGAACATACAATCTCCAACATGTTTTAACGATCTCCACCGGTTTTAATTCTGTGATTTCTTGACGGGCAGTCCATCCGTTCTCACGGGCTTCTGCTGCTTCCTCAGCGTCTTTACGTTCAATCTCAGTGTTGATTAATTGTAGAGCTTTAGGTGTAGCACGCACAGCTGAAACCGTCGCTGTAACCATCCCAACGATACCTAGTCCAATGAGTAGTTGGGGCGTGTGCTTTACTACATTTTTGTGCACACATCTTGTCGCATTCCTTAAATCTGTTTTCATTTTCTTTTTTCTCCTTTCAGATTTATAAACAAAGGAGCCTTATCACAAGCTCCTGAGTTTCCTATTTGTTGATCAATATTTTTGCTACTTCCTCTTTTATCTTAGTGTCGATTTCTTTTTCACTAACATAATTGGATAAAATGGTTGCGGCGAACCCCAATAAGGTTGCACTATAGCCCAATAATTTCAAAACGTTATTTTTCATTTTCGCTCTCCTATTCTTCATTACAAGGTGTTGGTTCGAACAGTATCTCGATATCTATATACTCCATAGCATCTGTTTTCGCCATTCTATGATTGAAGTCAATCCAATAAATTTCGTCTTCGATTACCCATCTGACTGTTTGTCCAAAATCTGTTTTCTCTAGACCTAGAAACTCGTAAAATTCGTTAAGATAAGCATATCCTCTCTGAGTAAAATTCCTATTCAGACTATATTCGGCAATAACGACTTGTTCTATCGTAGATTCAAAGAATCTCCCCGAGTATTCATCAAAGAACATCATTGTGGTTGTTACATAATCATTTGGTAGTAAATTCCCAATCGTCCCTAAGGTTTCTGTATAAACAGCAATTTCTTCGGCCTTTTCGATTGCTATTTCGTTAACAATTTTCTCATGAGCTTCCTCACCATATAGTTCTCTCACTTTGTTTCGATAACTCCGGTAAGAACTATTCACAAGGGTGTACGCACTCACCAGCGAAGCCTGTTGTCTTCGATTAAACGCATTAGCACTCAATAAACAAGCAACTGTTGAGGCACCCATGACAAAAGTTGAAATATAGATAGGCGCTGTTAGTTTGATGATCTCCCCAGTGCTCATTGGTTCAGCCTGACTGGATTTTTTCGAATCCAATAATCGTACCGCTTTTACAGTCGCTTTTGCTGTCGTGATAGACGTAGCGATGACCCCAACAGTCGCGATTCCAGTCATTATCGTTGATGCGTTTAGCCTTAGAAATCCTTTATAATCCTTAATTAAAATATTCATCATCTGCTCCTTTCTGCAAATTAAAAAGAAAAGGTCTTATTCATTTCCTCTTCTTTCGAATAAATATAAACCATATTATGAATAATGCTATAATGATGTCCGATGCTAAAACCGTGAATATCGTTCCTCCTATACTAATAATCAGGATTGCTATTCCAAATAATGCAATCGTCATCAAAATCAAACACATCAATGTAATCATAATCTGATCCTCCTTTTCATTAAAGTGTTTGATTATTTCGCGGAGAATCGGAAAAAGAAAAAGCCGTAGCTTAATCTTTTTCAATTTGGTTTCTATCCTGTGTTTCACTTAAACTACAAATATTTTCGGTGTATTTTTTCATAAATCTTTGCGATGTCATGATATTGGATACTGCTAATAATCCAACAACCATAAACACCATTAAAGATACTGAAAAAACCATTGCGAAAATAATTAAATTAAATAATTCCATAATCTTAACCTCCTAGTTTCTCATAACATAAGCTGTGATCTTCGCGGAGAAAAGAAGAGTTTTAGTTTGATTCTTCTTCGTAATAGAATATCAAATTTTCAACTCTCTTTATAAGTTTAGTTTCGAATAATAAATCAACTACTACGCACAATCCTAGCAGTAACAATAACACCATTAATATGAATAATAACGTCATTCCTAAAGCTGAAATTGTCATATACACCTCTGTTAATTCCATAATTCATAACCTCCTTTTCATTAAAGTGGTTGTAAATAATGCGAAAAGAAAAGAGTTAAAGACTTATTCTTTTCTATTTGAACAAATGTTCAACTCTCTCGTACAAATTCGTATCAAATAATAAGTCGCATACGCCTGCTAAATACATTAAAAGAAACGCTAGTGTATACTCCACACTAAATACGACAACCGCAAATATCCTTATAATTATGCTCTTGAATATATGTGGCAATCCAACCAACGTGTCCTTTATTATAAAGCTAATTTCTGTTACGTTCATCACATGATACCTCCTTTTCATAAAAGTGGATGTAAATAATGCGAAATTAAATATCTTTTCTATCGAAACACGTTTCCCATCGTTCTCTAGGGATTGGTTTCATCTTTAGTGCCCACATAATTTGTCTTATCGATACCGTTGGATATAATCCATCTATGCATTCATTCGCACGTTTATCAAAGAATTCTTTAAATTTTGGATGTAAATATAAAGCATCTGTAAGCCACGGGTCTATATCAGACCACCACGTTCTTTTTGTTTTGGAATCAAATCTTTGCTGTATAACTGCCAAACCCTTATTTTGTATTGTGAATAATGTACACCGGTTATAGACTGGATGGTCGCATTCGTATAAACTCCCATACTTTGATAGATACATCTCCGGCTTCTCGAAATGATATCGCATAGGACCTCCTAAGAAAAAGAAGAGTCTTAGTTAGACTCCTCATTTGAACCCTATTCCGCTTCTTGGTATCAATCTAGCCATGAAACTTTTGCCAGCATCTGACGCGACAGTGTCCTCCTTCTCGAAATCCCAGGATTTCAAAGCTCCCCAGACAGTAATACCAGCCATAAGTAATGTACCACCAATACTTATCCAATTTTTGATTTTCTTGTCTTTAATCTCATCATCGATTTGCTTCAGCTTAATTTCCGTATCGATTTCACGATCACGTTCTCTTGCGTCAGCTTCGATTTCGATTTTCTCAAGTTCGATCAGTCTGTCAGTAAGTTTAGTGGCTCCGTCCACAGTTAGCTTGTATTCTTCCTTCCCAAGGGGCAGTCTCCCCAGTTCCTCAATCTCTCGATTCACTTCTTCGCGTATTAATGTTTTAGTTTCCATTTTAGAATTCCTCCTTTAACGTTATACGTTTCATAACAGTCTTTGTTATTTATGCGACGTCTGATTTTCGTCCTTAACTCTCAGTATAACTTTCTTTTTCTTAGCTAAAATATTGAAATTGTCTATTTCTATTCGATAGACATCGGTTTCTGGTTCAGGATGTTCGATTATCAGTGTCCCGAATGCTTTCATCCGGTTATACATAATAGTACTAACACACGATCCAAATATATTTCCAATAGTAAACCAAAATAAAAAATCCATCATTTAAAAACATCTCCTTCCTCTGAATTTTTCATAATACTAAAATATCATCATTTTCCGTCACCTGCGTGCGGAAGATTTTGAAAATCTAATCTAGATTAAGACTTGGGCTAAGCTAGATTAAAAAGAAAGAGCCGTTGTAGACTCAATCTTCTGTTGTCGATGGTCCTTTTAGTTTTTCAATCAAATGTTGCATTTCTTTTCGAGCTTCGGTTCTTCCTTTGTGGTAATTGTAACTGCCATAACATAACGCACCAACTACAATTCCTCCTATAATTTCCAAACTCGTAAGACCTATTGCAAATTTTTCAAACTTGTTTAACATGAAGTCATCTCCTTTCATTAAAGTGATTGTAAATTTTGCGAAAAGAAAGAGTCGATAACGACTCAGTCTTTTGATTTGTGAAATCGATAAAGCATAATCGTACCGAATGTTATTAAGAATATGACTAATCCTAAAACTATTTTTGATCCATTTTTCTTAACATATTGCACCTTATACACCTCCGTTTTCATTAAAGGGTATGTGTAAGATGCGTAAAAGCAAAGAGTCGATGTTATCGACCCGATGCTAATAATTTCAATATCTCGTCATTCTGTGATTCAATGTTATCGAGTATTCTCGCTTCCTCCAGCAATAAATTCTTGCAATTACTCAGAATCTTTAACATCATAGTCATTAGCTTAATGTCTTCTTCATCGAATGCATCAATGTCGTCAGCCATCTCACTTACTACATATTTAGTTAATTCTTCCATTTGTTCAACTACTGCTTTTGCTTCTTTCCTCATATAAAAATCTCCTTTCATAACGAACTATCGTTCTCATAATATGGGTTGTATAATTAGCGTAATTCTAATCTAGGTTAGTTTTAGTACTGTATATGGTCTTTTTACGTAGGTCTGACCAGTTAATGTATCGCTCCTTATTGCAGACGGGGCAAAAGAATCTATTAACCTTACCGCCGATATCCGTAAACTCATCAGCTTCCCCTTCGAGTCTGCTTCCACAATTCGGACAATTGAAACGATACACTCGTTTAACAGCTACTCCGACAATTTTCATATCACAACCTCGACTTGCTAAGTAACCAAAAGAATCGTCTATAGCGATCATAATAAGTATCTCTACAACAAGGCATTCCTAGTCTTGATTTAAGATACGTAAAAGATAAGTCTTCGGTTACCCCTCGCAAAATATAATAACTTAATTCGGAATCAGCGTCATATGCCGCCTTTTTAATGATATCTATTCGACTGCTGTACGTTACTTTGTTGATAGCATTTCTTGCCACAATATCACTTGGTGTTTTGCACCCTGACATAACATCTATTAAGCTTGTCGTAGTCATTGCTACGGTAGTTATGTCATCATAAGCTTTGACCCATTGTGGGTACTGAAGACAGAAATGCTTTAGCTCATAATATCTGTGCTTATCAATCCAATATTTATTTTTCGACGAAAGCTCAGCTCTAATAACAGTCCCCATTAGGTTCGTTCTCCTTTCCAGACAAAACCAGTTTCTTCCCATAACTTCTTTGGTGAAATATAGAAATTAATCCTCCCCTGTTTGATATCCATTTCTTCGATTTTCGTTACAAGCTTTCCTTTTCTAGTCGCGGTACCAATAGGCAACCAACCACACACAATTCCTGCTCGTACCCATGCTGGATCTTTACTGTATACTTTAGCTGCTATAGCCACCGGTACTGACCCCTTTCCAAATTCAATCTCGTCCATTTACATTTACCTCCGTTCGATGGCAATTGTAAGAGATTAATCTTTTTTAATAAAAACAAACTCAGTGGAAAAATATACTAAAAAAGCCGTATTTAACGGCCCAATGAATCTCTTTTATTTTTCCATCTTATCATCGTTATTTCACATGGATAATCTTCATACCCATAAGTGTCTGACGAAATATGATCTTCAACGACCCCATATATGATATCTTTACGGTATTGTTTAAACGGCAGCATATAATCTGGTGTTTCACGAATTATATGACCACAATCCTTACATCGTAATCTGCGTACTTTTACTTTTCTGGTTTTGCGTCGTTCAGCCCTCAATACTCTGTGTACACTATCGTAATACTTCAAAGGACCAGTGCACACCGGACAAGTTAATATGTTTTTCTCAATCATGTTTTTCCCTTTCATTTGACAATCCCATAAATACACATGTCCCCGCATCGTCAAGTATAGGAGTTGACAATTTCTACATTATAATATATAGTAAAATCGAAAGCAATAGAATGGAGGGATTTATATGCTAATAAAATGTCCAGAATGTGAACTTCAGGTAAGTGATAAGGCTATAGCATGTCCACATTGTGGATATCCTATGAAACCGGACGCAATACCTCGAAAGCCTAGAAACAGGAATAATAAGCGTAAGCGTCTTCCAAACGGATTTGGTCAAATAAGTGAAATCAAGAATCGAAATCTCAGAAAACCTTTTCGAGCGATGGTCACAATAGGGAAATCTTCAACTGGAAGACCAATATGTAAACCACTTAAACCTCAATCATTTTTTGAAACATATAATGATGCTTATGCCGCATTAGTAGAATATAACAAAAACCCTTATGATTTAGAGCCTTCTATTACTGTATTAGATTTATATAAAAAATGGTCAACCTCCTATTTTGAGACGTTAAAATCACAATCCAGTACTAGAACAATAACATCTGCCTGGGCATATTGTTCATCGATATACGATATGCGAGCTTCAGATGTTCGAGCAAGACACATCAAGGGATGTATGGAAGACGGAGTCGCTATCATCAAGGGTGTAGAAAAACATCCATCTGCTGGAGTTAAATCAAGAATAAAATCAATGTTTAATCTCATGTTTGATTATGCATTAGAATATGAGTTGGTAGAAAGAAATTACGCTAGAACGTTTAATTTATCAAAAGATGTAATTGAAGAAAGTGAAAATACCAAAAGAGGTCACATATCATTTACCGACAAAGAATTAGAATTATTATGGAAAAACGTTGATAAAGTAGAGTTTGTCGATGTTGTCTTAATCCAGAGTTATTCAGGTTGGCGTCCTCAAGAATTAGGATTGCTTAAGGTTTCTGATGTAGATCTTGAGAACGGCGTCTTTACAGGAGGTATGAAAACAAAAGCTGGCATAGATCGTACCATACCAATACACTCAAAGATACGTCCTTTGGTTGAAAAAAGGTATAGGGAAGCAAGGAATCTAAACAGTGAGTTCTTAATAAATTGTACTGACGCATCGACACATAGAAGTAATTTAAAATTTACATACTCGAAGTATCAAGTAAGATTTAGTAAGATACAAAACAAATTAAACTTACATCAGGATCATAGACCCCATGACGGTCGCGTAACTTTTGTTACATTAGCTAAAAAATTCAATCTAGACGAATATGCTATTAAATATATTGTAGGTCATACCATACAAGACATAACGGAACGTGTGTACACACAGAGGGAGTTAAACTGGCTTAAGACAGAAATTGAAAAAATAAAATAGAATGTTGAATAAACGTAAAAAAAAAGGAAGACTTAGACTATCGCGAATGAAATGAACCCCAAAGTTTGGACAACCAAATGAAAGGGGTTCATTTTAAAATGTCAAAATTAACGAGAGAGCAAAAAATAGA